ATGACTCGCATCAGCCTGACCCGCTACCTGGTCGAGGAACAGCGCAAGCACAACACCATCCAGCCCGAACTGCGGCTGCTGATCGAAGTGGTCGCGCGCGCCTGCAAGGCCATTTCCAACGCCGTCAGCAAGGGCGCCCTCGCCGGCGTGCTGGGCTCGGCCGGCACCGGCAACGTCCAGGGCGAAACCCAGCAGAAGCTGGACGTGATCGCCAATGAAGTGCTGCTCGACGCCAACGAATGGGGCGGCCACCTGGCCGCGATGGCGTCGGAAGAAATGGAATCGTTCTACGAGATTCCCAACCGCTACCCGAAGGGCGAATACCTGCTGATGTTCGACCCGCTCGACGGCTCGTCGAACATCGACGTCAACGTCTCGATCGGTACCATCTTCTCGGTGCTGCACATGCCCAAGCCCGGCCAGACCGTGACCGAGGCCGACTTCCTGCAGCCCGGCACGCACCAGGTCGCCGCCGGCTATGCCGTGTACGGCCCGCAGACCACGCTGGTGCTGACGGTCGGCAACGGCGTGCACATGTTCACGCTCGACCGCGAGGCCGGCAGCTTCGTGCTGACCCAGTCCAACGTCACGATTCCGGAAGACACCAAGGAATTCGCCATCAACATGTCGAACATGCGCCACTGGGCCCCGCCGGTGCGCAAGTACATCGACGAGTGCCTGGCCGGCGACGAAGGCCCGCGCGGCAAGAACTTCAACATGCGCTGGGTGGCATCGATGGTCGCCGACGTGCACCGCATCCTGACCCGCGGCGGCATCTTCATGTACCCGTGGGACAAGCGCGAGCCGGAAAAGCCCGGCAAGCTGCGCCTGATGTACGAAGCCAACCCGATGGCGATGCTGGTCGAGCAGGCCGGCGGCGCCGCCACCAACGGCGAGCAGCGCATCCTCGACGTGCAGCCGACCAAGCTGCACCAGCGCGTGTCGGTGATCCTGGGCTCGAAGAACGAGGTGGAGCGCGTCACGCGCTACCACCAGGAAGCGCAAGCCAAGGCCTGATCGCAGCCGGACTTGCCTGAAACGGGGTGCCCCGCGCCCCGTTTTTCGTGCCGGCGCCGGATGGCACCGGCGACACAAAAGGGCTTCACAAGGCCGGAAAACGCTGCTACTATTGCGGGCTGTTCCAGATCGCCGGAACATGTTGCCGAAGTAGCTCAGTCGGTAGAGCAGCTCATTCGTAATGAGAAGGTCGGGGGTTCGATTCCTCTCTTCGGCACCATCGCCTAATTTCCCTTGGTTCAACCAAGTACAGAAACCCGCTATAGCTCAAGGCTTGGCGGGTTTTTTGTTTTCCAATCAAGTACCATCGGATGCACCCGGATCCAAACAATTCTGGGGGCACATCTGGTGGCCTATTCCGCCGGCCCGAGATCGATGCCCCCAAAGGTCGATCGAACGATGCCGTTGACGGACGCAGAGGCCCGCAAGGCCGCCCCCAGGGAAAAACCATATCGGCTGGCCGATGCGGCAGGCATGTACTTGGAGGTGACCCCCTCCGGCTCGAAATACTGGCGGCTCAAGTATCGGTTTGCCGGCAAGGAAAAAAAGCTCGCCCTGGGTGTTTATCCCACCGTGTCCTTGGCCGAAGCACGCCGCAAACGTGATGATGCTCGACAGAAGCTGGCCGCCGGCATTGATCCAGGCGAAGCACGGAAGGCTGAGAAGCGGACCTTGCTGTTAAACGCGGAAAACAGCTTCGAGGCAGTGGCTCGAGAATGGCATGCACGGTATGCCCCGACCTGGTCGACTGGCTATGCCGAGAAGATCTTGCGGCGCCTGGTCCTTTATGCATTCCCGTGGCTCGGCCCAAAACCTATCATCCGACTGCAGCCCGTCGACGTGCTGGCCATCCTGCGTCGGGTAGAAACTCGCGGCAAGTTGGAGACGGCCCATCGCCTTCGAGAAAACGTTGGCCAGGTAATGCGGTACGCGGTGGCGACTGGCCGCGCAGAGCGAGACATTACTGCGGACCTCCGTGGCGCGCTTGCGCCAGTTCAAAAGCAGCATTTCGCAGCCATTACGGACCCCACTGCCGTTGGGGAGCTGCTCCGCGCCATCGACGGCTACACGGGCACCTTTCCAGTACTGTGTGCCCTGAGACTGTCGCCGCTCGTATTCCAGCGCCCAGGCGAACTACGCTTGGCCGAATGGAGCGAGTTCGACTTCGACGGGGGCATGTGGGCAATTCCCGCCGCTCGTATGAAGCGAACGAAAGCAGCAAAAGCTGCAGGGGCAGACCACCTCGTGCCGCTTTCCTCACAAGCCATTTCCATCCTGCGCGAACTACAGGCGCTGACCGGCCGCGGCCGATACCTCTTCCCAAGCGTCCGGACCTCAGCTCGCCCGATGAGCGACAACACGGTCAACGCCGCGCTGCGCAGGCTCGGATACGACAACGAGACTATGACCGGTCACGGCTTCCGTGCGATGGCACGAACAATCCTTGATGAGGTGCTCAGCGTGCCCGCGCACATCATCGAGGCGCAGCTCGCGCACACGGTCAGAGATCCGCTAGGTCGGGCCTACAACCGAACCACCCACCTGCCACAACGCAAGGAGATGATGCAGCGCTGGGCGGACTACCTGGACGGCTTGCGACATCTCGCCGACCACGAGGTTGACCGGCAGCCCCTTCCGATCGCGCAGAACGCAGCTTGATCTTTACGCAGAGTCGAGGCGTCGCGCCCCTTGCCTCCGCAAAAAAGAGGCCACACCCAAACGCTGTGTGGCCGACGTCGCAGACCGGATCGCTAAGGGAAGCCAGCCGGTCAGCGAAAACTCTGGCAGGAAAGACCGGTGGCGTGAATCACCCGAATGAGGGAAATCGGGCAACGGCGTTGCCTCTGCTGCGCGGCTGCCGACTGCAGCCGGCGGCCGCGCATGGCATGGAGTCAGAAGTGGTAGGAACACGAGCGAAATATGCTGCTCAATTCACAATCCCGCCCTCATGGCAAAAATAAAGTTGGCCTCCGGAAAAAGGTAATCTTGGTAATCTGTATCGCAGAATCGCCCGGAAACCGTTGTGGGACAAGGCTTTGCGGGTTTCGAGCAAAAGGTAATTTTTGGGTAACCAAAAGGTGATGTGGTTACCTTTGTGAAAGGTGATTTCGCCTCTTTGTCGATCCCTTATAAATCAATGACTTAGCAGGAAATTACCTTTTGGATTACCCTAGATTACCTTTTATGGGTAATTTTTTTGTCATTTAAAATCAATCACTTACGACCGATTTCTGGGCCCAGTTACCCAGATTACCTTTTTCCGGAGGCCGCCTGGGAAAACAGTCGCCAGCCCTGCCCTCTCCGCCGCCGCTTCCATCTGCCCCGCGCCGGACCCGCTTGCCACTGGCCACAGCGCGCAGAACTTGGCAAATCTCGTCAGATTCTTCATCGCGCCGATCGCCAGCGGCCCCAGGCCGGGCCTAGCCCGGCCGCATCCTGGCAGACCTGGCAAAAGAGACCCTTTTAGCCCGCAGGCGCGGCGGGGTCGTGTCTGCGCGCCAGCATCTTGTGTGTGATGTTTTGGGCATTTTTGCCTATTTTTTGAGCATAAGCGTCAAAATTGCGCTTATGTTCGGAGCGCTTCGGTGGATGGGCGCAGGCTGCGTGCCGCGGGGCTGGCGGGCGTCGTCCGCAAGGCGGAACGGGGGGATGACTGCGGGGGAAGTGGTTGCGAGGGGTCAGTCGGCTATTTCTGCCGGCGGACGCCGCCGACAAGAAAGCCGCCCGGAGGCGGCTGGGATTGGTACAGGGCGGCAGGCTCAGACCATGCCGATCGGCGGGGCCTCCTGGCTGACACCCACCTCATAGGGCTCGAAGTCGACCACCATCTGGCCCAGCCAATCGTTGATCTCGCGGAAGCGGTCCTGCAGTGGCTGGATCTCATTGCGAGCGAAAACCTGGGCGGCCGGCACCACGGCGCCAAAGCCGCCGGTATTACTCGGCACCACGCCGAGCAGCTGCGGCGGGATCCGGTGGGCTGCCAGCACGTCGTCGCGGCTCGCCCCCTTGATGTTGAAGAAATCGTCCTTGGCAGCCACCTCGGACACGGGGATCAGCTGCACCCCGTCCTTCTTGCCATTGGGCGAGTACAGGAACAGGTTACGGAAATTTCCCGGCCCCTTGGCTCCTTTCAGCGCTGTACGGATATTGCTAATGTCCTCTTCGTTTTGTGCCGGATCGCAGATGTACAGGATGAAACCGGCATGGCTCCCGTTGTTGTAGTACTTGCGCCGGAATAGGGTTGCGGACTCATTTAGCCAGGCTGCCTGCAGCGCGCTCATGTATTCCGGCACGCCGTAGATTTCCTGGTTGATGTCGGGCTCACGCAGATGGAACACCTGGCCAGGCGGGAACTGGTGCTCGTCTCGCCAGCCACGCACAAACCAATAGGTATCCAGGTCGGCCCCTCGCCTGGTGTACTTGGCCAGGGAATGCAGCAACGGCAGTGTGCGGCCAGTTGCGCTGGTACGTCGCTCCAGGTAGCCGTTGCCGAAGGTGAGATAGTCCAGCGCCATGGCCCCGAAGACCCCGCGCGGCAGCAGCGGGTGCGGGATGAAGGTCGACGCTAGGATGTTGCGTTTGAAGTAGATCGATGAGCTGTGGTGCGGGCTGGCGCGGAACGACTTCGCCAGGCCGTCCAGGCTGACCGGTGTCTCGTACCACTTCCCGTTATTCCAGCACTCGATGTAGTCGAGGATCTCGCGCTTGTCCATCACCGGCTCGGGATCGCCAAAGGTGAAGGCTTCCATGCGACCGGTCGCCGCGCCAGCGCCCTCCGGTGCGGTATCGATTGCGGGTTCCATCACATGATCTCCATAATGCCGCGATTCTGCGGCGTGGCGCCCTCCAGGGGCTCGTTGTCCAGTGCGTGCATCACCGCCCACGCCAGGTCAGCATGGCCAGTGACTTCAGTGCGGCTAGCGTCATAGGTGACATTGCGGCCGCTCGCGGTAAGCGTCTTGCGGATAGTCAGAAAGGCATGCGCGATCTCGGTTGCACCGGCATCGAATTCAAGGCGTCCTTTCGCGATTACGTCCTTTGCCTTAAGCACGAGGCGCGTCTTCACATCCACCGAGTACTGGTACTCGCGCACGGCCGGGAAGAACTGCCGCACCAGCTGCAGCACGCCCTGCCCCATCCCTGTCGAGTCGATCCCGATGTACGCCACGTTATAGCGCTCAGTCAGTTTCTGGATGGCGTCCGCCTGGGCTGCAAAGTCCATGCCGCGGAACTGGTGATGCTCCAGGATCCGGAACTTGCCGCCGGGCCTTGTCGGTGGCGCCACGACCACGCAGCCGGCCGTGTCACCGGTATAGGATGGGTCGTACCCAATCCATACGGGGCGATTGCCATAGGGCCGCCGTGCGTACGGCTTGATGTCTGTCCAGGTCTCCCATGAATCGACCATGCAGCGCTGCAGCTCGGCCAGCGGGAAGATCGACGCCGTGTCGTCGATGAACTCGCACATGAACAGATTGGCGAACTCTTCCGGGGTGTACTCAAACCGCAGCTCATCGATGTCGAAGAGGTCGCAGCCGCCGCGCTCTGCATCCAACAGGTTGCAGATCAAGCGCCAGATCTTGTCCTCGCCTGTGAAGCCGCTCGACAGACGCTTGTGCGAGAGATCCAGCTCGATGCGCTGATCCTTCGGACGCTTCTTATTGAAGCGCTCGCCGCTCCACAAGGCGTACGCCTGGTGCTGCATGCTCGATGGCGTCGAGAAATAGGTCTTGCGGTACTGCTTTTGCGACGCCATCGCCGACGCGACCTTGTTGAGCGCCTCAAATTGGTGCGTCCAGAAGAACTCGTCGAAGTAGAAGTTTCCGTGGTAGCCCTGCGCCGTCAGCGCATTCGTGCCGAGGAAATTCAGCTCGGCACCGTTGGCCAAGACGATGGGATCTCCCGAGAGCTTCACCCCCGTCGCCTCAAAGGCGAAGCGGGTGATGTAGTTCTTAAAGACGTGTGCCTGCTTCTTGCTGGCCGACAGGAAGATCTGGTTGCGCCCCGTCTTGATGGCATCGAGCAGCGCCTCGCGTGCGAAGTACCAGGTTGCACCGATCTGCCGCGACTTAACGATGATGCGCGTGCGCTTCTCACCGTTGCGAAACCACACCTTCTGGTATTCAAAGAGCGAGTCATTGAACGCCTCTTCCAGCTTCTCGACCTGCTCTTCCGTGAAGTCATTGCGCAGCGGCCGGCGTTTCGGCCCCGCGTTGCGCGCGTCAATGTTCGGATTGAGATCCGCCTCTCTGCCGGAGTCCGAATACTTGTGAACGCGGGCAATGCGCTCGATCTGCCGGCCTAGCAGATCAATTTCTTTGAAGTCACCACCCGTCTTCGCGTCCTTCGAGATCAACTGCACCAGGCGCGCTTCCAGTGCAGATTCCACACGGTGGATCGGGGTCGCCTTATCCCACTCTTCTGCATCCTTCCACGCCTGAACCGTGGAGCGGGCAATACCCAAGTGCTTGGCGATATAGGACACCCGCCAGCCCTGCCAGTACAGGCTGCGCGCTTGGGCCTTGGCGGACAACCTCGGGTCTAGGGTCGGGACTTCGTCGGCGGTGTCGAGCATGCCGAGAGGGTAAGCGTCCCTCGCGCGCGGGCGAGACCAGCTGAGGTTTGCTCGCCCCCAGCAAACCTATGGCTCATTGAACGATGCTTGGCACACGCCGACCATGAGCGCATTCCATTGTTCCGCCAACGACCCAGAGGCCAAGATGACGAAGAAATTCAAGAGCAAATCCTTCCGCGTTGCAACCGAGGGCGCAACGACCGATGGCCGCAACATCGAACGCAGCTGGATCGAGCAGATGGCCAAGAACTTCGACCCCAAGAAGTATGGCGCGCGCATCTGGCTCGAACACCTGCGCGGCATCCATCCGGAAAGCTCCTTCCGAGCCTACGGCGATGTGGTCGCGGTCGAATCCCGCAAGGTTGAAGACAACAAGCTGGCCCTCTTCGCTAGCATCGAACCGACCGACGATCTGATCGCCATGAACAAGGCGCGCCAGAAGATCTATACCTCGATCGAGATCGACACGAACTTTGCGAAGACCGGCGAGGCATATCTGATCGGCCTGGGTGTCACCGACTCGCCCGCCAGCCTGGGCACCGAGGTGCTGTCATTCGCGGCGAAGCAACCCGACGCCAGCCCGTTTGCCTCGCGCAAGCAGTCCAAGGAAAACCTCTTCTCTGTCGCTGTCGAAACTGACCTGGAGTTCGAAGAGGTCGATGACAGCGATGGGGACCGCGAAGCTTTTAAGACTGGCATCCTCGACAAGGTTAAGCAGATGTTCGGTCGCAAGAGCCGCTCCGACGATGCTCGCACCGGCGAGCTGACGGAAGCCATCGAACTCGTCGTCGAGGAGTTCAGCAAACAGGCAAAGACCACCGACGCATCACTTGCCAAGCTGCAAAAGCAGTACTCCGACCTGGAGGCCCAGCACAAGACCACCGCCGACGATCTCAAGGCGCTGCGCGACACGCTTGACAAGACCGACGCCAACAAGCACTCCAAGCGCCCGCCTGCGACCGGGGGCGATGGCGCCGAGAAAACCGACTGCTGATTCCGGTCAGCCCGCCCCACCCAATCAGCATCGATCGAGGAACCACCATGCAGAACGATACCCGCGTTGCCTACAACGAACTCACGGCACGCATCGCCGAACTGAACAGCGTACCGAGCGCCGCGAAGACTTTTAGCGTCACGCCGACCGTCCAGCAAACGCTGGAGACCCGCATCCAGGAATCGAGCGATTTCCTTGGGCGCATCAACATCATCGGTGTCACCGAGCAGGAGAGCGAAAAACTTGGCCTGGGCATCTCGGGCCCGATCGCGAGCCGAACTAACACGGACAATGCCGATCGCCAGCCACGGGATCTGATCGGCCTGTCGCCGGATCGGTATCGTTGCGAGAAGACCAACTACGACACGTCCATCAAGTACGCAACGCTTGATGCCTGGGCCAAGTTTAAGGACTTCCAGGCCCGCGTACGCGACATCATCATCAAGCGCCAGGCGTTGGATCGCATCGTCGTCGGCTTCAACGGCACGAGTGTCGCGCAAACCACGAACCCGGCCACGAACCCGCTGCTGCAGGATGTCAACATCGGCTGGCTGCAGAAGATGCGCACGCACGCACCGGATCGCGTGATGGACGAAGGCAGCGTGGCCGGCAAGGTACGCATCGGTGCAGCGGGAGATTACAAAAACCTCGACGCCGCTGTCTTCGACGCCGTGCAGTTGCTAGACCCTTGGTACCGCAACGACACGGCTCTCGTTGCCATCGTCGGGCGGAATCTGCTGCATGACAAATATTTCCCGTTGGTCAACGACACGACCGCGCCAACCGAGAAGCTGGCGAGCGACATCATCATCAGTACCAAGCGCGTCGGCGGCCTGCCTGCGGCCACCGTGCCCTACTTCCCCGAGAACGCGGTGCTCATTACCCGCTATGACAATCTGTCGATCTACTGGCAGACGGGTGCGCGCCGCCGCATGATTGAAGACAACCCGAAGCGCGATCGCATCGAGAACTACGAGTCCTCGAACGATGCCTATGTGGTCGAGGACTACGGTCTGTCCGCGATGATCGACAACATCGAAGCCGTCTGACGGGAAGCGACCGACTATGTCGAAACTGAGCCCCGCACTGCGCCATCAGGCCCGCGTGCGCGCAGAACTCGCTGCTGCGCACGCCGAGCCCGAATCCGAGATGGAAGGCAGTGCCTACGACCTGATGATGGCGCAGCTCATCGAGCATCGCCGCCGCCTGAAGGCAATCCAGTCGATCGAGCAAAAGATCAAGGTCAAGCGCGAGATCCTGCCGGTCTATGACGAGTGGGTCAACGGCGTGCTGGCCGCCGGCAACGGCGCCCAGGACAACGTGCTCACCACGGTGTTGGTGTGGTACATCGACGTCGGCGACTTCGCCCGCGCGCTGGACATTGCTGCCTACGCGCTGCGGCACAACCTGAAGCTGCCCGACCAGTACGACCGCAACCTGGCCACGATGCTGCTCGACGAGATTCCCGGCGCCTACTTGGCCGGCAAGATCCCGGCAGAGCCAGCGCCCGAGATCCTCGCGAAGGTCGGCGAGCTGACGCAGGACTTCGACGCGCCCGACCAGGCGCGCGCCAAGCTCTTCAAGGCATTCGGCTACGCGCAGCTCGGCAAGGTGAACGGCGGCGACACCGACATCAGCCAGGTGGCCCTGGACCGTGCCGAGATTGCTATCGTGGCGCTGCGCCGCGCCCTGGAGCTATTCGAGGGCGTCGGCGTGAAGAAGGACATCGAGCGGCTGGAGCGCCGGTTGAAGGACAGCAAGCCGGCCGACATCGGCCCGGAAAGCCCGCCCGAAGGCAACGCTGCGCCGGCGGGCGAAGCTGGCTCGACCGACACCGAGAAACAGGATTCCAGCCCGCCCGGCTGACCCGAGCACCACCCCGGCGCACGGCGGCCCGAGCGGATTGTGATGGGTTTCCTTTCCCTCCCACATGACGCTCGGCCACCGCCGTCTTTTCCAGGACCGCCATGAGCTTTGTATCCCTCGCCCCTTCTTCCACGCCCGCGGCTGATACCAGGGTCGAGAACGATGGCTGGTTTCCGGACATCGATCTCGACAAGGCCCGCAAGGCAGTTCGCCTCGACGGCTCCATCACGCCGGAGCGCTTGCTGCACGCCGCCATCAACGCGGTGATCGCTGTCAATGCCGAGCTGGCCGAGTGGAAGGCGCTGCAGCTGGCGCAGGAGCGGCCATCGCTCGGCGACGTGCCCGCGTCCAAGGTCAACGGAGAGAGCGTCCAGGTGGCTCGCTACCTGCGTGCGGTCTACAGCTTCATCAAGGCCGAGCTGGCCGAGCGGTACCGGGACTTCGACACCACCGGGGCCGGCGAACGCAAGGCGGACAACCTGGTCGAGACCGCCGATGACTACCGGCGCGACGGGCGCTGGGCCATCCGGGACATGCTGGGCGTCGGCCGCACCACGGTGGAGTTGATCTGATGCAGGTCCGCGCCGAACAGGGCGACACGCTCGATCTGCTGTGCTACCGGCACCTCGGCCACACGACCGGCGTGGTGGAGGCAGCGCTGGCGCTCAATCCCGGCATCGCGGCCCATGGCCCGATCCTGCCGCACGGATTGCCGGTCGAGCTGCCCGAGTCGAGCGCTGCGCCTGTCATCGTCCCGACCATCAAGCTATGGGATTAACGCGACCATCATGAGTCTCGAATTCGAAAAGAAGATCACCTTGGGCAACGTCCTCACGATGGCGTCGATGCTGGTCGCCACCGCGGTGGCGTATGCCAACTATCGCGCCGACATCACGGCGCACGAGGTCCGCATCGACGCGCTGGAAAAGAGCCGCACGTCGAGCGACCAGCGCATCGATCAGCATCGCGCGGAGTTCCTTGCGCAGCTGCGCGACACCCGAGCGGAAGTCAAGGAAGTCAACCATAAGCTCGATCGCCTGATCGAGCGCGGCGACAACAGGAGGTAACACGTGGAACACATCAAGAACCGTCTACGAGCCACCATTGACGCTGGTGCGTGGTATCTCATCCTGATCGGCATGGTGCTCTTCACCGTCCGGATCCCGCTCAACGCCTGGGCCGCGATCAACCTGCCGGTCGCGGTGTCGGCGCTGCAGATCGGTGGCTTCATGTTCGTGCTGGGCGGCCTCCAGACCATCATCAGCATGGTCGTCTGGCCGCAGGTCAGTCTGCGCGAGCTGATCTACGAAGCCACGCACGGGCGGAACATGGGCGCGGCACTGACGATTGTCGGCCTGATGCTCTACAACGGCCTGGGCATGCTCGCCATTGCCGTGTGGGTGTCGGGCGGCATGGGCTTCGCCGCGGGCGGCCGATGATCCCCGCCCACGCGCCGGCCGTGCTCGCGCAGCTGCTGGCGATCCTGCCCGCCTACTGGCCGGACATGCCGCTGCCGAGCTTTCTCGCCGCGCAGATCGAGCAGGAGACCTGCATCACGCTGCAGCACGGCAAGTGCTTTTCCGAACGCGCCGAGCTGAAGACCAGCCGCGAGTACGGCTTCGGGTTGGGCCAGCTGACCATCACCGCGCGCTTCAACGCCTTCCAGGAAGTGAAGGCGCTCCACCCGGATCTGCGCGACTGGCCCTTCGAGGCGCGCTACGACCGACGGATGCAGCTGATCGCCCTGGTGGTGAAGGATCGGCATCACTATCGCGGCTGCGCACCGCTGATGGCCACCGCGCGCGACACGCTCGCCTGCGTGGCCGCGCAGTACAACGGCGGCACTGGTGGCTTCCTGGCCGACCGCCGCTTGTGCGCCAACACGGCCGGATGCGATCCGCGCGTGTGGTTCGGCCACATCGAGCACACCAGCCTGAAGGCCAGGCGGCTGGCCTCCGGCTACGGCAAGAGCTTCTTCGAGATCAACCGGGAGTATGTGCGCAACGTGCTCCTGGTGCGCCGCCCGAAGTACGCGGCCCTGATGGATGACGTCAGGGGGAACCGATGAACCCGCTCACCAAGGTACTCGCCGCGGCGCTGGCCGTCCTCGCCATCCTTGGCGCCTTCTATGTCCAGCACCAGCAGCTGCAGGAAGCCACCACCCTGGCCGCCGATGAAAAGCGGCGCGCTGACAGCGCCGAGCGCATTGCCAAGGACCGCAAGACCGATACGGTGGTCGTGACCGAGTATGTGGATCGCGTCCAGGTCGTGAAAGAGCGCGGCCGGGACATCATTGTGAAGGTGCCCGTCTATGTCCCCAAAGAAGCCGATGATCGCTGCATTGTCAACGCTGGCTTTGTGCGCGTGCACGACGCCGCCGCCGCCAACGTGCAACTGGGAGATCCCGGAGACGCTGATGCGGCCCCCTCGGGCATTGCACTCTCTACCGTCGCCGCCACCGTCGCCGGCAACTACACCGCCGCTCACGAGACCGCCGAGCAGCTGATCGCGCTGCAGACGCTGCTCAGACGCCGCCAGGAAAACCATGCTCAAGCCGAATAGCCTGCGCGCCCACCTAACCGGCGCTAATCCCGACCTGCAGGCCAATCCCGACAAGCTGTCGGTCTTCATCGACCAGGGCCGCTTGGTCAGCACCGGCACCGCCTCGCTGTCCTGCGAATACCGCTACACGGTCAACCTGGTGCTGCAGGACTACGCTGGCACGGCCGATGCCGTCATGCTGCCGATCCTGGCCTGGGTCAAGGTGCACCAGGCGGATCTGCTGGCCAACCAGCAGTCGCGCGAAAAGGGCATCCGCTTCCTGGTCGACGTACTCGCCAACGACAGGTGCGACTTGAGCATCGAGATCGACCTGACCGAGCGCGTGATCGTCAAGCCCGGGACAGGGGCCAATGCCAACCGGCTTGAGGTCAAGCATGCGGCCGAGCCGCAGCTGGCCGCGCCCTACGCCGACGAGGCGACCTGGGCGCTATATTCGGGCGACAACCTGCTGGCGGAGTGGCAGGTGCCGAAGGTGCTCGGCTGATGGAAGACCTGCAGGCGCTCGCGACCTGGCTCGCGCCGCAGCTGGCTGCGCTCACGCCGCAGGAGCGCCGCGGCCTCGCGCGCCAGGTTGCCCAGGACATGCGCCGCGCCAACCAGGCGCGCATCAAGGCCCAAGCCGATCCCGACGGTGCCGCGTTCGTGCCGCGCAAGATCCCGCGCGCACCGATCCGCGGCAAGGCCGGGCGGATCCGGCGGGCGATGTTCGAGAAGCTGCGCACGGCGCGCTTCATGAAGGCGAAGGGCGAGGACGCCGCGGCCGTGGTCGACTTCGCCGGCTCGGCCGGGCGCCTCGCGCACGTGCACCACTTCGGCCTGCGCGATCGCGTGAACCGCAGCGGCGGGCCGGAGTACTCCTACCCCTCCCGCCGCCTGCTGGGCTTCGCGCCGGAAGACATCGAGCGCGTCACCGACCTGCTGTTGGATCACCTGGCGAGGTAGCCTGAAGGCGCTCGGTTGCCACCAAGTAGTAGTGCGGATTCAGCTCGGCGCCGATCCAGTTGAGACCCGCCTCCTTCGCGGCGACCAGGAACGTGCCGGAACCCGCGAAGAGATCGCACACGGTGCCCTCGGGCCGCACCAGCCTCACCACTTCGCGGGCCAGCTCGAGCGGCTTCACGGTCAGGTGGATCTTGTCCCGGTGCAGGCGCACCGGGAAGACGCCGGGCAGGTATACCGCCTGCGCCTCCATCTTGCCGCGGCTGGCCCACACGATGAACTCGGCTTGCTGCGTGAAGCCGCCCTTGCGCGGCCTGGCGCCGCCCGCCGTCTTGTCCCACACCGCCACGCCGCGGATGGTGAAGCCTGCCGCCTGCACGGCATCGGTCAGCGCCGGCAGCTGGCGCCAGTCGATGAAGCACACCAGGTAGCCACCAGGACGTGCCGCGCGATGGGCGGCAGACAGCCACGTCGTGCACCAGAACACCCAGGATCGCTGATCCATGTTGTCGTGGTCGAAGTCCTCATAGGTCACGGACTTGCCGGCGCTGTACTTGCTGACCGGCGCTTGCTGGCGCGTGCCGGCGTGCAGGCCACCCGACGAGTACGGCGGATCCGTGAAGAACATGTCGATCGAAGCGGGCGGCAACGCGCGCACGAGCTCGAGCGCGTCAATCTTGTGCAGGGCGTTGAGGTGAAGGGTTTTGGGGTGTTTCTTCGCGGGCATGAGCGTCCTCTGCGTTGGACGCTCGGTGGCGTGCGGATGAGGGGCGCGTGGCCCTCAAGCTGTTGATCGTGCCGCAGCGCGGGCACTTGATGACGAGGTGGACGTAGACGCCCACCCCGAGTTTGCGCGAACACTGTCCGCAGCGGATCTCCTGCATCGGGGTACCTTCCGACATGTGATAGCCTTGTGCCGCCTGTGCACAGGTGGCGCGGCCTCGGCCAAACTGCAGGATCCTCTGCGGTGCGGTGGCGTGCCCGGTGTTCCACCACCGGACACGTCGCCGCGTCTTAAATCGCACTGTCTCATGGGTCGCGCGCGCGCGACATGACGCGCAAGTTTGTCCGCATCCGGCAAACTTCCCTCTACGTGCGTCGCACGTAGGCTCCCGGCACCATCGCTGCATGGAGCCGATCACCGACCTTCTCGAACTTTCCCGCCTGCTGCACAACCTGGTGCGCCTCGGCACGGTCGCCGAGATCGACCCGGCCCGCCCTAAGCGCGTGCGCGTGCAAAGCGGCACGCTGCTCACCAACTGGCTGCGCTGGATCACGCCACGCGCGGGCGACACGCGTGACTGGGATCCGCCGACCCGTGGCGAGCAGGTGATTCTGTTCTCTCCGAGCGGTGATATCGCCGCCGCCCTGGTGCTGCCCGCCGTCTACTGCGACGAGCATGACGCCCCGACGCTCGATCGCAACAAGACCTTGCGCCGCTTCCCCGACGGCGCCGAGGTGGAGTACGACCACGTCGAGCACGCAATGCGCATCACGTTGCCCGATGGCGGCACGGTGGCGGTGATCGCGCCGATCAAGATCACGCTCGACACGCCGCTCGTGCACTGCACAGGCAACGTGCGCGTCGATGGCGATGTCATCGCGGGCGAGGAAGGCGTGAGCCAGCTTCACCACAAGCACGACGAGGTGCGCCGCGGTACCGAAGTCAGCGGGGAGCCCGTCGTATGAGCGGCATGCACGCCAGCACCGGCCGCGCGTTATCTGGCGTTGCCCACATCGAGCAGTCGGTCGCGGACATCATCACCACGCCGATCGGCACGCGCGTCGAGCGCCGCGACTACGGCAGCAACGTGCCCTTCCTGATCGACCAGCCGAACAACGGCGCCACCGCCGTGCGCGTCTACGCGGCCACCGTGGCCGCGCTGTGGCGCTGGGAGCCGCGCGTGCGCGTGGCCCGGCTGAACCTGACCCGCGACATGGATGGCAGCGCCGCCCTGACGCTCGACGGCTCTGTCATCGATCGCGCCGGCCGCCAGGTGCCGCTACGCCTCGATGTCCCACTCACGGCGGCGCCATGAACGCGATTGATCTCGACCGCCTCCCTGCGCCCAAGGTTATCGAGGAGCTCGATTTCGAGGTGCTGCTGGCCGCGCTGATCGCCAAGGCCATTGCCCGGTATCCCGAGTTTGCCGACGTGATCGGCCTCGAGTCCGAGCCTGCACGCAAGTTGCTGGAAGTCGCGGCCTACCGTGACATGCTGCACCGCGAGCGCATCAACGATGCTGCGCGCGCGCTGCTGCTCGCCTACGCCATGGATTCGGACCTCGACCACCTCGGCGCCCGCGTCGATGTGGAGCGCCTCCCCGGCGAAAAGGACGAGCGGTTCAAGCCGCGCGTCAAGGCCGGCAACTCGCTGCTGGCCGCGGCCGGACCCAGCAATGCCTACCGCGCCCACGTGATGCGCGTCTCGACCGATATCGTCGACGTCAACGTCGACTCGCCGATCGACGGCCAGGTCGCGGTCGCCGTGCTGGCGCGCGAGCGCGTGCCTGTGTCCGAGGCCACCGAGGTGGAGATCCGCCACGGCCGCGCGGCTTTCCCGGATCAGCCGGAAGACGAGACCCTGGTCGACATCATTGCGCGCAGCGGCTCACGCGTCATGAACGCCGTGCGGCGCGCACTCAACGCTGAGGAAGTCCGTCCGCTGACCGACTGGCTGGTCGTGGCGCCGCCGAGCGTCATCGAGTACCAAACGCACGCCACGCTGACCCTCTACCCAGGCACCGAGCCAGACCTCGTTGTGGTCGAGGCCCAGCGGCGCTGGGCGACCTACCGCGACAGCACTCGCAAGATCGGCTACGACGTGACGCGCGCCGGCATTACGGGCGCCGCTGCTGCGCCAGGCGTGCAGAACGTGCTTCTGTCCGCCCCGGCGGCGGACGTGGTGACCAGCCCGCTGCAGCTCGCGCTGTGCACGGCCGAGCAGATCCTGCCCGGAGACACCCGTGTCTGAGCGCGTCGCGTCGCTGCTGCCGCCCAACGCCACGCCGCTGGAGCGCGCCATCGAGCAGGTCACGGTCACCGAGCCGGATCCGGGCATCCTGCGTCTGCTGTACCAGCCTCACGCCATTCCCTTTCGGCTACTGCCGTGGCTGGCCTGGGCCGAGGACGTTCCCATCTGGCCGAAGCGCGACAACGCGGCCGCCGACGAGGCGATCAAGCGCGACCTGGTCGCCAACAGCTGGCGCCTGCATCGGCTGCAGGGCACGCTGGCCGGTCTGCGCCGCATGGCGCATTACGCGGGCGCGCGCATCGTCGGCGTCTTCACGCCACCGTCAAAGAACTTCCTCGCGCCAGCCCTGACGAACGCCGAGCGCGCCGCCTTCCGGGCGCTCTACCCGCAGCTGCGGATCTACCGCTATCGCACCATCGGCCAGCGCCAGGGTGCGATGCTGCACGGCGCCCACCTGGGCCACGGCGTGTTCCCGCTGATCTCCGATGCGATCGCACGCATCGCCCCCCGCGCGTACCTCTACCGCGACGGCGTGGAATCCGAACTGGCCATTCTGCAGCGCTCCAGCACCACCAGCACGCGCACCGCCATCACGGAGGTCGAGGTGCGCGCGCCAGGCGTACGCCGGCACGTGTCCTTCATCGCTGGGCATCCTCGGTACCTGGCAACCAGCGACGCGCGCCAGCGGATCTACAACCTGCAGCTGGCCGATGCCTACCAGCAGACCGACGACGCGCTGTCCTACACCACGATCACCCCGTCACTCACGCCGATCGACGTGCGCTTCGACAACGTGGCGGAGATCGGGCACGCGCGGGGCGTCTTTCTCGGCGCGGCGCAGCTCGGGCAGTCCTACCGGGTGCTGGCGCTCAGTACAGCCCGCGACCGGCTGTACCAGCGGCTGGCCGTCTTCGACCCAGACATCGAGGTCTCGCGCGTGCGCGCCGCCCTGCATTTTGGCGGCCAGCACCGGCTCGGCTTCCCCGCCCACAACGCCGAGCTGCGCGTCGAGATCCGCGGCCGGCGCACGCTGCGGCACGCCGGCCGCTTCGTCGTCGGCCACACCGTCACATCCGACCAGCGACCGCTTTCCGAGGCGCTGGCGGCCATGCGCTGGGCCAAACGCCTGTCCGATCGGATCGCGATCGATACCGCGATCCGACGCCCCGAGGCCGCAGGCGCGCACCTGGTCGCTGGCGATGTCATCGCAGGCGAGTGGAACGAACGCTAGTCACCCAACACCGGAGCCACCATGGAAAAGAAAGTCCTCTTCCGCGACCGACAGGAGTTGCAACAGTCGGATCTGAACAACATCGAAACCTATGCGGCCGACTCCATCCGGCACATCGTCGCGGACGGCATCGCCGCCGGCCTGCGCTTTACCGGCGGCGCCGTCACCAGCACCGCGGCGACCGAGGTGACCGTCGCCCCGCTGCGGCTGTACGCCGATGGCCAGGTCTACGTGTCGGAGCAGGAGGAAACGCTCAACCTCTTCCAGTACCTGCCGCTGGTGGCAAAGCGCATTGTCACGGTGGTCGTGTTCGGCACGCCCGTGGAGACCCTCGTCGAGCCGCGCGACTTCCTGATCGACCTGACCTCGGGCGCCACGCAGCCGCAGGCCGTCGCCATGCAGCAGCTGCACAAGGCCAACGTCAACCTGCTCGCCGGTGCCGAGTCCGCTGATCCGCAGGCGCCTGCGCTGCAATCCGGCACGCTGGCGATCGCCGATATCGTACTAATCCCCACCGGCGTCGAGCGCATCGACGTGCGCGTCGCCGCGCGCCTGCCGAACCTGGCGGAGCAGGCATCCCGTGTGCGGGATCTCGAAACGTGGCGCGCGCGCACCGACCCGCGTGTGTCGAGCATCGCCACCGATCTGGCTGCGCTGTCGACCAAGACCGAAGGGCTGGCACAGCAACGCCAGGTGGTGGAGCTGGCCGCCGAGCTGGCTCGCGTGCGCGGCAAACTGAATCTGCCGGCCACCTTCATGGCGGCCGATAGCGACTTCTTTGAAGACGACGGCCACACCGACACCGCGGCAACCGGGCAGACCGCCATCGTGCAGGCCGGGCTGCAGTTCCCGCTCGCAGCCAGCTACCAGGTTGCCATCGCGCTCTTCAACCCTTTCGAGCCGGCCGTCAGCCGCTCGGCCAGCGACCAGGTGCTACCGGCGTATCAGGAAGCCGTGCGGATCGCCACGACCGGCTACGCGGGCGATATCAGCTTGTCGCAGTACCAGGTCCAGACTCACACGCTGCGCGAGTACACCACCACGCGGTGGGAATACCGCTACGGCTGGCACTGGAACTACTACGCGAACTGGTACCTCAGCCGGTACTACAAGGCGCGCGGGGACTATCGATACCTGTTCCGCCATGACGAGCCGAAGCGCTATGGCTATTACGTCGAGCGCAAGGAGACCAACTACGAGCTGGAGACCAGCACCACGAACTACAACGGCGTGTTGCTGGCGCAGACCGTGCTGGTCGCCAATGCGATGTGGCTCACCAAGGTGGGCCTGTACTTCACCCAGGTGGCCGCTGCCGGCGACGTGCACCTGGTCGTCTGCGAAACCGAGGGCGGCAAGCCGGATCTGGGCAAGGTTGTCAGTCGCGTCACGGTGCCGGCGGCAAACCTGAAGCGCTACCCCGTCGAGACCACCATTCCGGTCGAGCCGGCGCTGCTGGAAGCCGGCAAGCGTTACGCCATCGTCCTCATCACCCAGGGTGACCATCGCGCGGCCGTCGTCTCGGGCAACAACTACACGCAAGGCACGCTCTTCTTCGGCACGGACGGCGACTACTTCACGGGCGACATCACCAAAGACCTGATGTTCTCGCTCTACTCCGCCGTCTTCCGCCAGCCACGCACCGAGGTTTCCCTCCAGGCGATCTCCCTGGCGGGCGGCATCAGCGATCTGACCCTGCAACCCAACCAGGTGGTCCCGGAAGGCACGTCGCTGCACTACGAGATCCAGGTGGGCGGCAAGTGGTACCGGCTCGATGACGACACCGCCAATCGGCTGGCCGATGCACCGGACATCGTGCCGCTGCGCGTGGTCATGATCGGCACGTCGGACCTCGCGCCCGCCCTGGTGCTACGTGCCAACGCGGTGCGCGGCTCGCGCGCGGCCACGGCCTTCACGCACTGGAGCAAGCTGCGGACGCTGGCCGCGCCCAGCACCACGATCCAGGTGCAGGTAGTCGTGGCGCAGTGGGATGCGGCGAACCACACCCTTTCGGCGCAAATCAAGAGCGGCGCGACCACCTACAACCCGACCGCAACCGCCACCAAGGACGAACCGGATGGCAAGGCCAAGCGCATCACCTTCACCTTTGCGCCGAACCCTGGCATCACCGAGTACCAGATCAAGCTGGCCGGCTCGCGCAACGCGGCATCGGCCCCATTCGTCGTCGTCGAGCGCACCGACGTGGCGCTGTGATCGCCTAGCCCTGACAGGAGAAACCCATGGCAACCAAAACGACCCCCAAGCCAGCGCCGGCTCCCTCCCAGTTCGCCGACCTCGACGACGCAGGCCAGTACCGCGTCACGCTGTCCGACCGCCTGCCGGTGTTCGGCCAGGTCTTCTATCCGGGGCAGGACCTGGTGCTGCGCGGCGATGTCGTGAAACAGCACGCGGACGTGATTCTGACCGCGGAATCGGCCTCTACCGAAGCGAACTGACATGCCGCGCAACTTCGACCGGTACCGGATGATTGACGGGCGGACCCGGCTGGGCGCCGCCTACTTCAATGCGATCTGGACGGACATCGACCTTCGCCTGGCCGAGCTCGAGCAGATCGAGATCACTTGGGAAGATGCGGTGCGCCAAGTCTCCGAGTTCGGACTGGTCCGCATCAACCAGGTGCTGGCTGGTCCGATCCAGGAGATCAATACGGAGATGGGAAAGCTGCGCACGGCGCTGGCCGGCTTGCCGTACGCGGTGACGTCGGCCGAGCTGGCGACCGCGCTGCAGCAGCAGGACCAGGCGCGCGCACAGCTGGCCAGCACGATCAATGCGGCGATCGCCGAGATCAATACCGACCTGGCGCAGCTCGGCGGCCCGCAGCTGCCGCTGCTCCCGACCGGCGTCGACGCCGGCATCTACGGCGGCGCCGCGGCGATCCCCGTGCTGCAGATCGGTCCGGACGGGCGCGTGGTGCATGCCGAGAACATCGCCATCGAGGTGCAGTCGAGCGTCGTCGTGTCGGTCCCGCAGGTGAGCGCACCAGCGGTTGCCGGTGCCGGCTACCCGCACACCATCACCGCCTCCGCGCAGAGCCTGCTGGCCGCCCCGACTGCGATCGCCAGCTTCGACTTTGTGTTGCCAGACGGCAGCGTCGTGAATCGCCCGGCCGCCAGCGGCAGCGCGACCTGCATCTTCACGGTAACCGCCGCGGTGGGGTCGACCATCACGATGAAGGCACGCGCGATCGACACGCTGGGCAACCGCTCCGCTCCCGCGCAGACCACCAGCTCGGTGGTCAGTGCCGGTGTGCAGCAGCCGGCGATCACGGCGCCGGCATCGGGCGCCACGACCAACCTGACGCCGTCCGTCACATCCAACGCCTTCACGCCCGTCGGGCTGTCTGACACGCACGAGATGTCCGACTGGGAGATCCGCAACGCCCCGAACGGCGGCGGCGCCGTGGTGGTCAGCAGCTCGAGCAGCACGGCGAACAAGACCACCTGGACAGTTCCTGCCGGCAATCTCGCCGATGGCGTCACCTACTACGCGCGCGTGCGCCACAAAGGCACAAATCTCGGCTGGTCGAGCTGGTCGGCCGATCTATCCTTTGTCGCGCGCGTACCCAGCGTTGCCAAGCCCTCGATCGTTGCTCCGGTGGACGGCGCCACGGGCGTGGGCCGGAAACCGACCATTACGTGCAGCGCATTCTCGGTAATCGCTGGCACCGATACGCACGCGGCGACCGAATGGGAATTGGTAGAGACGTTGGGCGGCACCAATTACCTGTCGGGTTCGACGGCAGCCGTAACCAGCGTCGCTCTCTCCATGACCGGCCTGAAGTTTGAGACGACTTACAGTGCGCGCGTCCGCCACAAGGGCGCCAGTCTTGGCTATTCGGAGTGGTCAGACTATGTCAGCTTCACCACGCTCGCCGACCCATATCCGGACAGCATGATCGGGACGGCAATGCTGGGTGGGTATTTGGCAGGCAAGCGGACCTACGGGACCGACCTGTACGCAGTCATCGTCGCCCCCAAGTCGACCGAGGTCTCGCGACAGTACTTCAGCAGCGGAACGGACAACAGCAACACCACCGCTACCGGCTGGATCGATGGCCTCACCAACTCCAACGCGATCAATGACTCATCCCACCCTGCCGCGCAGTACTGCCGCAGCCTGAGCACTGGGGGCTACAACGACTGGTATCTGCCGGCGCGGGCAGAGCTGTCGTATGTCTTTACCCAGTTCAAGCCATCCACCACGCAGAACTACGATCAGCGGCCATATCGCAACACCACCTATTTCTCCGCTGGCAACGGTTTGGATGGCGGCGGAAACGGTCAGGAGAACACGTTCGGCGTGAATCCCTATTCGACGACTGACCCCGCGCAGACAGGGATTGCGGCGTTCAAGAGCGGCGGCGCGCAAGCCTACGGGACTGGCACGTACATCGCATCAAACAGCCACACGACCAGCAATTGTTGGGGGCAGCAGTTCAGCGATGGGAAGCAGGTTTCCGTTTCCAAGACGACCTCGTCGACGGTCCGTGCGATCCGGAGGGTTCTCGTATGAGCCTGCACGTTCGCTACACCTACATCGACCGCGACAGCGGCCTGGACGGTGCCAGCGGCCCCGTCGCAATCCCAACCGAGCCGGCGTTGCCAGGCCTGCAGTTCGTCTTCGCGAGGGAAAGCCAGTACCCGGCCGTCGTGCCCGAGCTGTTTGGCACCTGCGACGCGGCGCCGGCCGATACGCCTGGGCTGCTCGCCGTATTGTCAGAGGCGGAGTTCGAAGCCGCGCTTGCCGCCGAGCTCGCGGCGCGGCTGGCAGTCGCCCAGGCCCGCTTGATCGAGCAGATCGAGATCGAGCGGCGCACGGCCGAACGGCGCCCCTTCGCCTTCCGGGGTGTCCTGGTCGACGCGGACCCCGCGTCAGCGCTGCGCATTCTGGCTCGCGCGGAAGCCGCGCGGGCGGCCCTGGTCGCGGCCGAGCCGTTCGCCGTGCGCTGGGAAGCCAGCGGCACCACGCTCGACCTGGACGCCGCCGGCGTGCAGGACATGGCCGTCGCGCTCGCCGCCCACCACGAGGCCGCGCACGCCAACGCACGCGCGCTGAAAGCGGCCGTGCGCGCCATCACCGACCCCGCCGATATCGACCACCTCACCGACATCGACGTCTTTGCCGGCTGGCCCGGCGCCGCTTCGTAATTCCCTTCCACCACTGGAGCACAGCACCATGCCCACCCAATACCATCACGGCGTCCGCGTCATCGAGCTGAACGAAGGCACGCGGCCCATCCGCACGATCGAAACGGCTGTTATCGGCCTAGTGGCCACCGCTGACGATGCCGATGCCGTCACCTTCCCGCTGAACAAGCCCGTGCTGCTGACCAACGTGCACACTGCGGCCGGCAAGGCCGGCGACACGGGTACGCTGGCGCGCACGCTGGAAGCGATCGGGAACCAGGCCAAGCCTCTTACGGTCGTCGTGCGCGTCGACGAAGGCGCCGACGAAGCCGAGACCACCAACAATGTCATCGGCGGCGCCACGGCGAACGGCGAATACACCGGCATCAAGGCGCTGCTGGCGGCCCAGGCGAAGCTCGGCGTGAAGCCGCGCATTCTCGGCGCACCGGGCCTGGATACGAAGGCCGTCACGAACGCCATGGTATCGGCCGCCCAGCAGCTGCGTGCCTTTGCCTACGCGAGCACCTGGGGTGCCAAGACGAAGGAAGAGGCCACCGCCTACCGCACGGAGTTCGGTCAGCGTGAGTTGATGCTGCTCTGGCCGGACTTCCTGGGCTGGGATACCGACGCCGCGGCCGAGAAGACCATTCCGGCCACCGCCTACGCGCTCGGCTTGCGCGCCAAGCTCGACGAGGAGATCGGCTGGCACAAGACGCTCTCCAACATGGTGGTCAATGGCCCCACGGGAATCTCGCGCGACGTGTTCTGGGATCTGCAGGATCCGGCCTCCGACGCAGGGTACTTGAACGGCCGCGAAGTCACCACGCTGATCCGCAACGGCGGCTATCGCTTCTGGGGGTCGCGCACCACCGACAAGGACGGGTTCTTCTTCTTCGAGAACTACACCCGCACCGCGCAGGTGCTGGCCGACACGATTGCCGAAGCGCATTTCGCCTTCGTCGACAAGCCGCTTCACCCATCGCTCGCGCGTGACCTGATCGAGAGCATCAACGCCAAGTTCAGCGACTTGCGATCGAAGGGCTACATCCTCGGTGGCAGCGCCTGGTACGACGAAGAAGCCAACAGCAAGGAGACCCTCAAGGACGGCCAGTTCTGGGTGGACTACGACTACACGCCGGTCCCGCCGCTGGAGAACCTGAATTTCCGCCAGCGCCTCACCGACCGCTACCTGGCCGACTTCGGCGCGCGTATCGCGGCTTCGGTCTGATCGCTGCCCGCTACCCAACACACTAGGAGCCAACATGGGACTGCCCAGAAAACTGAAAGACTTCAACCTGTTCAACGACGGCGAGTCGTATGCCGGCGATGTGCCGGAGCTGACCTTGCCGAAGCTGTCGCGCAAGATGGAGGAATACCGCGCCGGCGGCATGCCTGGACCCATCGAGATCGACTTCGGCAACGAGCTGATCGTGCTCGAATGGACCGCTGGCGGCGTGCTGGAAAGCGCGCTGAAGCAGTATGGACTGGCGACCCACAACGGCGCACTGCTGCGCTTCTCGGGCGCCTACCAAAGCGAGGACAGCGAAGAGGTCGATTCCGTCGATGTGGTCGTACGCGGCCGTCACAAGGAAATCGACTTTGGCAACGCGAAGCCGGCCGAAGACACCCAGCACAAGTACACGACCACCTGCAGCTACTACAAGCTGACTGTCAACGGCGAGACGCTGATCGAGATCGACATTCCGAACCGGATCGTTATGGTCGGCGGCGTCGACCGCTACGCGCGCATCCGCAAGGCCATTGGCCTGTAACTCGCGGGGCGCGTTGTTCGCGCCCCTTCCTTCCCTCACCTATCAGGATCACATCATGGCTACCCCTGTTACCGAAACCATTGCCCTCGACGAGCCGATCAAGCGCGGCGAGCAAGTCATCGAGTCGCTCACCGTGCGCAAGCCGCTTGCCGGCGCGCTGCGAGGCGTGTCGCTGGTCGCACTGTGCAACATGGACGTCGTGGCGCTGCAGACCGTGCTGCCGCGCATCACCACACCCACGCTGACGGCCGCCGATGTGGCGAACATGGACCCGGCGGATCTGCTCGAGGTCGGCACGGCGGTGGCCGGTTTTTTCGCGCGGAAGGCAGAGCGGCCTCCGGTGCCCGACTCTGCGACCGCGTCGAAGACGCCTTCGCCGACATCGCTGTGATCTTCCATTGGCCGCCCGCGGCCATGGATGAGATGGAGCTGGTTGACCTGATGGCTTGGCGCGAGCGCGCCAGGGTGCGCAGCGAAGCGGAATAGCATGGCAAGCGAACGCGAACTCAAACTCAAGGTAGTCCTCGACACGATCGACCGTGCCACCGCGCCGCTGCGCAAGATCTCCGCCACCAGCGCGGAGACGGCTCGCGCGCTCAAGGCAACCCGTGACCGGCTGAAGTCGCTCAACGAGCAGCAGCGTGTGGTTGATGACTTCAGCAGCACGCGCGGCGCGCTCAAGCAAACGGCTGCCGACCTGTCCACCGCCCAGCAGCGGGTGCGCCAGCTCGCCCAGCAGCTCGACGCTGCAGGCGTGCCCACGCGTGCGCTGCAGCGCGAATTCCAGGCGGCCCAGCGGGACGCCAAGACCCTGGCGATGCAGCACGACAGCCAGGCCATCAAGCTGCAGGGCTTACGCGACAAGCTGTCTGCCGCCGGCATCAGCACGTCTGACCTCGCCTCCCACCAGCGTCAGCTGCGCTCCAGCATCGCCAGCGCGACGCAGCAGATGGAGGCGCAGAAACAGCAGGCAGCGGCTCTCGCGGTGAAACATCGCAAGTGGGCCGCCGCCACGCGGCAGTACCAGGACACGCAGCAGATCGCGTCGCGCACCGCCGCGGCGGGCGCGGCGACCACCGGGGCCGGCGCGGCGCTGGGCCTGCCGGTGGTCAAGGTGGTCCGCGACTTCTCCTCCCTGGAGACGGCGACCACCGACCTGCACGCCTCGATGATGGACAAGGGCGGCAAGGTCGGTGCCGAGTTCGACAACATCCGCCTGCGCGCCAAGCAGCTCGGCGACAAGCTGCCGGGCACGACGCGTGATTTCATGGAAGCCGCCGAAGCGCTTGTCTCCCAGGGCATGGACCACAAGAGCATCGCCAACGGCGGCCTGGACGCCTCGGCATACCTCGCCGTGCTGCTCAAGCTGGACAAGGCTCGGTCGGCCGAGTTCATCGCCAAGGCCCGCGAGGCGCACGGCCTGAAGGATGAGCAGTTGCCGCTGGCGGCCGACATGATCCAGCGCGCGCGCTACGGCTTCGGCCTGAAGGTCGACGACATCTACGAATCGATGAAGTACGCGTCGACCGACATCAACATCAAGGGCCAGGTCGGCGACATCGGCAAGATGCGCGAGTACATGGCCCTGCAGGGCATGGCCGCCCAGGTCGGCCTCGAGGGCAGTTCCTTCGGTACGAACTTCTCGCACATGCTCAAGGCGATGGCCTCGCTCGGCAACAAGCTGGAGGGCGCCAAGAGCGAGGAAGGCAAGTACGTCAACAGCCTGCTGGAGGGCAAGGGCGTCGAGCTGCAGTTCTTCAACAGCAAGGGCGAGTTCGCCGGCTTCAAGCACATGATGCAGGAGCTGGAGAAGCTGCGCGTGTTCACGCCGCAGGAGCAGGAGCGGATCCTCAAGAAGATGTTTGACACCGAGGGCGGCCGGCCCGCCTCCATCTTCCTGCAGCGTGGCGTTGCCGGCTTCGAGGAAGCGCTCAAGCGCATGGAAGACCAGGCCAGCTTGCAGCAGCGCGTCGACGATGTGCTGGGCACCCTGAAAAACCGCTGGGACGCGCTCGGCGGCACGGCCACCAACCTCTCCACCACCCTGGGCGAGACGCTGCGCCCGCAGCTCGTCGACGTGATGGACACCGCCGGCCGCGTGATCGAGCGCACGACGGCCTGGGTCGAGCGCAACCCGATCCTGGCCGGTACGCTGGTCAAGATCGCCGCCGCGCTTGCGATCGTGCTGACCGTCATGGGCACGTTCACGATCGCGCTGGCGGCCCTGATCGGCCCCTTCGCCATCCTGCGCTATGGCATGGCGCTGGTCGGCCTCAACGGCGGGATCCTGGCCACAGTGTTGGGCGGACTGGGCGCCGTGCTGCGCGGCTTCGCCGGGCTGCTGTTCGGCCCCGTCGCCAAAGCGATCGGCCTGGTCGGCAACGTGCTGCTGTGGCTCGGCCGCGCGCTGATGCTGAACCCGATCGGCCTGGTGGTCACCGGCATCGCGGCAGGCGCCTACCTGATCTGGAGCAACTGGGAGACGCTCGGCCCCAGGTTCGCCGCCTTGTGGGCGTCGATTCAGGGCTTCACGGCCAGTGCCTGGGGCCAGGTCGTTGCGACGCTCGGCGGCATGTGGGCGCAGATCCAGGCCGCGACGGCGGGTGGTATCGGCAAGGTGTCCGCGCTGATCCTGGACTGGTCGCCGCTGGGCCTGTTCTACCGTGCCTTTGCTGGCGTGCTGAGCTGGTTTGGCATCGAACTGCCCAGCCGGTTCTCCGAGTTCGGGGCGAACATCATCCGCGGCCTGGCTAACGGCATCACGGGTGCCCTGGGCTCCGTCAAGGCGGCGATCTCTGGCGCGGCCGACGCGGCGATGACCTGGTTCCGCGAGAAGCTGGGCATCCGCAGCCCGAGCCGCGTATTTGCCGGGTACGGCGGCGACATCTCCGAGGGCACGGCCCTGGGCATCGCCCGTAATGAGGCACTGCCGGCGAACGCCGCGCGCCGCATGGCCGCAGCCGTCGCCACGGCCGGCGCGCTGGCGCCGCTATCGGTGGCCGCCGGTCAGCCGCCGCAGGCTATCCCCTCGCCCAGCGTGCCCGCAGCCAGTCAGCGCCCCGCCCTGGCCGCGCTGGCCCCCCTGGCGGCGCGAATTGATCTGCCGGCATTTACAGCGCCCGAGCCGATCAAGGCGGACACGAGACCGCCGATCGTGCCGCGTCAGCAGCGAGCCGTGGTGGTGGACAGCCACGACACGGTGCAGATCAACCTGCATTTCGCCGCGGGCGCCGACGAGCAGGCCATCACGCAAGCGATCCGGGCAGAACTCGACCGGCGCGAGCGCGAGAAGGCTACTCGCCTGCGCAGCCAAATGGCCGACTATCACCACTGAGCCACGATCATGATGATGTGCCTTGGCAGCTTCGTTTTTTCGCTGCCCACCCTCGCCCACCACGAGCTGCAGCGCCAGGCGGAATGGAAGCACCCGAACGTGTCGCGCGTCGGCACCCGGGACGCTCACCAGTACACCGGCCCCGGCGACGAGACCATCACGCTTCCCGGCTGGATTGCGCCCGACGAAGGGTTCGCGGGTAGCCCGATCTCCCTCGATATCCTGCGCTACATGGCCGACGCAGGCGACGCCTATGCCCTGGTGGAAGGCTCCGGCCGCATCTACGGCGCGTTCGTCATCACCACCATGAGCGAGACGCGCAGCTATCTCAACGAGGATGGCTCGTCCAAGCGTATCGAGTTCTCCATTTCCCTCAAGCGCGTCGACGAGAACCTGGTCGGCGTCCTCGGACTATTCTGATGGCACACCCTCGCCCGGCCGTGCGCGTGACGCTCGACGGCCTCGACATCACCAGCAAGGTCATGCCGCGCCTGGTCAGCCTCACGCTGACCGATTGTCGCGAGAACGAAAGCGACCAGCTCGACCTGACCATCAGCGATCACGACGGGCGGCTGGAGATCCCACCGCGCGGTGCCGAGATCACGCTCGCGATCGGCTGGCAAAGCACACCACTGGCGGGCTTCCCTCCCGGCTTTCCGGCAGGCGTGATCGACAAAGGCAAGTACATCGTCGATGAGGTGGAGCACAGCGGCGCGCCAGATGTCCTGGTCGTGCATGCACGCGCATCGAACCTGCTGCATGAGTATCGAGAGCTGAAGGAGCGCAGCTGGCATAAGACAACGGTCGGCAAGATCGTGGAGGCGATCGCCGCCGAGCACGGCCTCACCGCGCGCGTGGCGGCCGGGATCGGCAGCCGCCCGATCGACCACGCGGACCAGACCAACGAGAGCAACGCGAACTTCCTGCGCCGCCTGGGCAAGCAGTTCGACGCGGTGGCCACCGTTAAGGCCGGCGTGCTGCTCTTCCTGCCGGCATCCGAGGCACGTGCAGCCAGCGGGAGGGATCTGCCGGCGCTGCACATCGTGCGGCGGGATGGAGACGGGCACCGCTACCACACCGCCGACCGGGACAGCTATACGGGCGTACGTGCCTTCTGGCACGACCCCAAGCAAGCGAAGCGCCGCAGCGTCGTAGCAGGCGTCAGCGGCAACGCGAAGCGGCTGCGCACGACCTATGCCAGCGAGAAGGACGCGCTTTACGCAGCACGGTCGGAATGGCAGCGGATCCGGCGCGGCATCTTTTCGTTCGAGTACACCTTGGCCTATGGCCGCGCCGACATTGCGCCACAGACTCCCGTCACCGTCAGCGGCCTAAAGCCGCAGATCGACGCCACTGACTGGCTTGTCTACCGCGTGCGGCATTCGCTGAGCAAGACCGGCTTCACCACAGCGCTGGAGCTGGAAACGAAGCAGGAAGAGGCGGACGAAGGCGACCAGGGCAGCGACGTGCTGGCCGGCGACTGAGCGCACACGCCGGCAATTTCCCTTGCCATTTATACAAGTATTTGTATAATTCAACTCATGGCACACGACGACATCAAACCGGTTGAATTCCTCGGCACCTCGCTGGACGATCTGCGGGAGTTCCCGACGACCGCTAAGCGCCAAGCCGGCCTGCAGCTGGACCGCGTGCAACGCGGTTTCGAGCCGGACGATTGGAAGCCGATGGCGACCGTTGGCGCTGGCGTGAAAGAGATCCGTGTCAGCGACGCCGCCGGCATCTTTCGCGTGATGTACGTCGCCAAGTTCGACGATGCGGTCTACGTGCTGCACTGCTTCCAAAAGAAGACGCAGCAGACCGCCAAGCGCGATATCGATCTGGCAGCAGCGCGCTACAAGGAACTGCTCAAGGAGTTGAAGAAATGACCAGCAAGAAACGATTTGACAGCGTGTGGGATGCGCTGGAGGACACCCCTGGCGAGGCCGCTAACATGAAGGCCCGTGCGTCGCTCATGATCGCCATCGCAGAGCGGATCAAGGCCGAGGGACTCACTCAGGCCGAGGCCGCAAAGCGGCTCGGTGTCACGCAGCCGCGCGTTTCCGATCTGATGCGCGGCAAGATCGACCTCTTCAGCTTAGACATGCTGGTCAACATGCTCGCGCAGGCTGGTCTGCGCGTCGATATCAGCGTGCACGAAGGCGCTGCCGCGTAGCTGCGCCCTTTCCATTGCCACCACCCGGCGCACAAAAATTACCAGATGCCGGATGGTGGTCCGCCGAGCTATACGGCCAATTTCAAACTACGTCTAGCTTGCGCTAGCTACTCGCGAGATCCATAGTCTAAGCACGCGAGAATCGGGGCGAATCAGCCACCGACAGTCATCTTAATGCCGAGGCTTAGGGCTTCTTTCACGGCGGCACGCATGACCTCTTTGCCTCCCGCTTTGGTCGCACCCAGCATGCGCTCCCCAAGTGTTGGCGAGTTCGTCAGGCTGCCCGGCACCGCCTTCAGCACCTCCAAGCCTTTGGGCGTAAGGATGATGTCGTGCGGCCGCGGCTCACGCTCCTTCGAGACTCCCTGGATGTAGCCCGCTGCAGTTAGCCAAACTATGGTCGACTCAAAGAAGTCGCCCTCTTTGGTTCGCAAATGCAGGCCAGTTCGCTCCTGCACGAAGTAAGCAGCATCGAAGCCGCCTTCAACAAATTCCTTGGCGTCTAGCTTTCGTGCCACGGGGAAACTCTCATAGAGGGCGGCAAATATCTTGCCGGCAATCTCGTCAAACTTTTCAATATTCTGAGGTGTCATGTCTAAGCAAATCGGATTGAGCGCGGAACAGACGCGCGAAGAAAATCTGCGGATCTTGATCCAGGTACTCGAGCGTCAAATTCGTGGCGACATCGATACCATGCGGGCGAGGGCTTCGTGGGAGTACATGCTGAAATCCATGCCGCACGACGATATCGCCGAAGCACTATCCATGACCCTTACGCACCACAACTACCAGGAAGCGTCACCGCGCTGCTGCTGCGGATGCCGGCATACTGCCGTCAATGCAACGTGACGGGCTCGACCAGCTCGAGCAGCTCGCGCAGCGGCTCAACCTGGTCGACGATCAAATCGTCAATCTCCACGTGCATCGTTCCATCGGCGAGCTGCTCCCACGATTCCACAATGGGAACGCGTTGGGCAGTGCCATCCGACGCGACGTAGTGGTATGCACCAGAGGCCAACTGTCGAACGGCAGCGAGCAGCTGCGCCGCTGACTCGTCGGTCGACGGGCAGAAGATGAACTTCATGGGACTTCCTTGTGATGGCGGCCGCTGTCGCGACCTGGTTGCGCACTACTAGAGCCAGGCCATAGCTCGCCCGGCGAAGCTGTTCTCGCCAAACACCTCTTCAAAGCGAAGCGGTGCCTCAATGGCGTACAGCCAGATGTCGGTCTCGTTAGCCGACTTTCTTTCCCATTTCCTTTGGCTGCGCGAGCGCATCAAGCACTTTTCGCGCCGCCGCCTGTCCTTCCGCGCCTGCGTGCTTGTAGTTGTCCAGCAGAGCACGCTCTTCGGCCGTGATCGTTGCCGCGGGCGTCCTATTACCAGTCAGGACATAAAGCACGTCGACCCCGATGCCGCCGATCGCGGCGAGATACACCGCGTCCGGGCTTCTCTCGTCGGACTCATAGCGCATCTGTGCAAGGCGTTTCACTCCCCCAACTTCGCCGAGTTGTTCCTGGCTCATGCCGAGCCGAACCCGCTCCTCTTTGAGCCGCCCCCCGATAGTTTCCATTTGGATGCACAAATCTCTTGACGAGTATCCGTTCGGATACTATATTCACTACACACACAACCGACGACAAATCATAACTTATGACTACTTTCCGCCCCGGGGCTCCCCGCGGCAAGCAGACGCAGCCACTTGCGTTGCGCTTGACCCCGGAAGAGGTCGCAAAGGCCGACAGATATGCATCCGAAGACTCTCGCTCTCGGGCTGCTTTTGTCCGTCTGATGTTTCTGCGCGGCATGCAGGAATATGAGCGCGAACGCTCCCACGCCTAACGGCGCCAGCACCACCAGGAGCCACCATGTACCCCGACCCCAAGCGTGTCCGCCGCTACCGTCTCACGTTGAGCCTGGACCAATACGAGCACGACCTGCTCGTTGCCTTGGCGAACTACCAGGGCGAACAGTTGGCACCGATGGCTCGGATGCTCGCTGTTGCCGAAGCAGAACAGCGCCTCGGCATGGAAAGCAGTGTGGCCCAACAGACGGCATAAAGACAGGCGCTTAGTAGCGGCTTTTGAGCTGCTCAAAAGTTGCTCATCAGCCGACAGATCGATGCCCGACGAAACCATCACCATCAGCGAGCAGGAATACGAGATGTTCGAGCGCATCCGGCAACAGCAAGGTCTGGACACCATCGAGCAGACCGTCGAGTGGCTGGCAAAGGCCAGGATTCAGCGCCTAGCTAAGCAGGCCGGCGGGAAGCGGCGTGCTCTGGCCCTGGTGCAGAGGCAAGACCAATGAGGCTCTCCATCAAATGCCCGCATTGCCGTGCGCGCGCTGCATTCGTGAAGAGCCGCGAGATGTCCCTGACCATGCGCGAGGTTACCTATCGATGCACGAACGAGTACTGCGGCCATGTGTATGTGGCCAATCTAGAAGTCTGCCGCACGTTGTCGCCTTCCTCGATCCCGGATCCGCAGGTGCACATCCCCTTATCGCGCCACGTGCGCCGCGATCGCCTGCACGCCGTCCTCGAGGGGGCAGCTGCTGCTCCCGACAACGATGCAGCGGCGGGCAGGCAGCTGGCGCAGCTTGATATCGAATTTGATTCCCCTATCGGAGGCACCTCCGAAACGATCGACCAAGACTGAAGGAGCGACCGATGATGAACAACCACACTTCGCAAGATGTCCACTATGCCGCGCTCGCTTTTCTCGCCGGCCAGGACGCGCTGCACGCGGATCGGCGCGCGATGATCGATCAGGCCATCTCGCACCTACAGGAGCGCTTCAGCATGTCCGAAGCACGGGCAGAGATCGCCGTCCTGCAGGCGCTCGGCGAGCACGACAGCTGCCGGCGGCAGGAGTACATCGACCTAAGCCTGTCCACCAGCTTTTTGCTGGTGATCGTGGACCCCGTCAGCGGCCGGAAGCGGGGCATTACCCTCGCGACTCTGATGGGCCTAATGAAGACCCCGGCGCTGTCCGCCGAGCCCCTGCCGAGTACGCGGCACCTCCTAGCCACGGGCCAACTAGTCTGCTCGGCAGAGACGCAGCACTAAACCTCCCCTAACGCTGCAAACCGAATGCACTACCGCCCCTGCGGGCGGTAGCGGGATTCCTTTTGCCCATTTTTCTTGTGTCAATGATGAATCGAATGAACTGGTATGCGCTGCTGGGTCACGCCCTCCAGGCGCTGACATTGGACCGTAGGTACCCGCAGCTCTCGACTCCGATGCAGACAGCCACTGCGGGTAAAGCTGCGGCCTCCAGCCTGGTGCAGCTCGGCGGCCTAATGGGGGAATGGTGATGTCAAGCGTAACGAGCTTTGTTGATAAGGAAACGCAGATGCTGGTGTTGCATAACCAGGGGTCTTCGTCGATCGCGAAGTATGACGCTCTGGTCGAGGCCGGCAAGGAAGCAGCGAAGCTGGCCGATGAGTTGAAAGGCGCGGCTTCGCGCAAGGTGCGAGATTTTTCCTACGCGCTGCACGAGCAGGCCTCGGCTGCCTACCAGGACTACCGGCGGTCGTACGATCGGGTCCGTTTGGATAGCTGGCTGAGCACCAGGGACGCGGACTATTTCTCTCGTGTTGACGAGGCACTGGTGGCCACGATAGCGGCTCTGGGCGGCTTGATGGGGGAATGGTGATGGCTCAGCAAATCTATGCGCGGATCAAGCGCACCAGCAAGTATTACGGGCAAACCGAGAAAGGTGCCATGTTTCCTGTCCAGCTCGATCCGCATAAGGGCAAGTCGGAGTACGTGGTGCACGGCAACAGCAATGACTACAGGCTGGCTGACGTGCAACTGTTCATCGTCGGTGGCGATGGCACAGAACTTCGGATTGCCTGACGTGATGGGGGAATGGTGATGGAAACCATCGAGACTAAGCGCGCGGTGTTCTCCAAGGTGCTGGAGTGGCATCAGGCGGGGCAAACTGCGTATGAACTTTGCGGGCGCATGTATCCATGGGATGGTCGGCTTGCGTGCGCCAAGTCGCTTGATGATCTCGGCGGCTTGATGGGGGAATGGTAATGGCTGCCGCCCGCGCTAACGCCAACCACCGCCGCTGCCTGCTGCAGGATCTGGCCTCACGCCAGCACGCGCAGAAGATGCGCAGCCGTCGCAACGTCAGCTATCAGGCATGGACCGTGGCCAGCTGTGCCGAGACCATGCTCGACGCTCGCTTGAGGGCCAACATTGATTGGCTCGGCGGCCTGATGGGGGACTGGTGATGTGCACAAGTTGGTTTTCCGATGCGAGGTACAGCAGTCCGAATCCTGAGCTAAACGATGCCGATGGCGATATCGATGGCTTCAAGTATTCGCTGCATTGCCGCGATCACGGCATCTGGTTCGATGACTGCCTGGCTCAGATCCTGGATGCTCGTGGCGGTCTGATGGGGCAATGGTGATGGTAACCGCCGCGCCCCGCAGACCCTATCCCCACGACGTGAGCCGCGAAGACCTGGAGCGGGTGCACCGCGAGATGGGTATCACAGTCCCGCTCGACCAGGCCTCGCCACTACTGCTCGCCACTCTCGCCGTGGTTGCCCATTGTTGGCTACCCAAGGAACGAAAGTTCGCTGCCGAACCGGCCCACACCTTTAGAAACCTGAATGTCCCCGCTCGACGCCGCTCGGGCGCGGACCTCAAACGACTCGCCGCCAATGACTTCGATTGACTCAACCACAATGCCTGCAAAAGACTCCGTATTCACGCGAGAGCGCCTCGTCGTCGTCACAATGGGCGACCGCGCGCGCTTCGATGTCATCGGAATACCCGCAAAAGAGAATGTATCCCTGCTGACAGGCGAGACGTATCTCTCAAAGAGCGTCGAAGAGGGCGAGATGCTCGTTCTCTTTATCCACAATCTCGCAGGTACAGCGGCACGATGACGCCCGACCTGCACCAGGACGTTACATCGCGTCTGCTCGCCGAGTTCTCATTCAAAGAGAAAACATCAGGCGGTAGCCGATGGCTGCGTGAAGGCGTTTGCCCTTCTTGCCAAAAGAAGGAGCTGTACACGAATGCAGATCATCCCTGGGTGATCCGGTGCGGCCGGCTCAACAATTGCGGCTTCGAAGCGCACGTCAAGGATCTATACAAGGATCTCTTTGAGCGCTGGAGCGACCGCTATGTCGCCGCGCCGTCGAACCCAAACGCTGCAGCCGATGCCTATCTGCAGCACGCGCGCGGTTTCGATCTCGACCGGATCCGCGGCTGGTACTCCCAAGAGACCTTCTTCGACCACCATGCCGATGGTGGCAAGGGCGCTGCAAGCGCAACGGTGCGCTTCCCCTTTGGTGTCGCGTGGTGGGAGCGCTTGATCGATCAGCCGAAGCGCTTCGGCAAGATGAAGGCTCGCTTCAAGCCTGGCAGCGGCTATGCCGGCATGTGGTGGCAGCCGCCCTCCCTGGACGTGACGACAGTGAAGGAGATCTGGATCACCGAGGGGATCTTCAACGCGATCGCGCTGATACATCACGACATCGCCGCCGTGTCGGCCATGTCGAGCAACAACTACCCCGAGCAGGCGCTGGACGCCCTGCTCGCCGCGCGCGGCGGCAAGCGCTGCAAACTGGTGTGGGCGCTCGACTCCGACAACGCCGGCCGCAGTTTCACGCGAAAATGGGCCGCGCGCGCTAAAGAAGCCGGCTGGGAGTACGAGGCGGCGCAGGTGCCGGTACGCGGCAACGTCGCGCTCGACTGGAACGACATGCATCAGCGCGATGCCTTCAAGCCTGACGACTTGAAGGAATACCGCTACCAGGGTGCCCTGCTGCTCGCGGAGAGCGCCAACGAGAAGGGCTTGCTCATCTACCGCCACAGCGGCGGCAAGCGGCTGGAATTCGACTTCGAGTTCGGCAAGAACCTGTACTGGTTCAAGCTGGATCTGGACCGTTACAACCGCGCCTATGCGGAGATCGAGCGCAACGACGAGACACACAGCCTGACCGCCGACGAGCTGCGCGACCAGGCACTGGACAAGGCGAGCACGATCCGTTCGATCGCCAACTGCGTGCCGCGCCCGCTCTATTTCCAGGAGAACAAGCTCACCGACGAGAGCTGGTACTACTTCCGCGTCGAGTTTCCGCACGATGCGTCGCCGGTCAAGAACACTTTCTCCAGCGGCCAGCTGACCGCAGCCAGCGAGTTCAAGAAGCGTCTGCTCGGCATCGCCCCAGGTGCAATGTTCTCCGGCACCAGCCAGATGCTGGAACGGATGATGGAGCGTCAGCTCTACAACATCAAGCGCGTGGAGACGGTCGATTTCATCGGCTACAGCCGCGACCATGGCTGCTATGTCCTCGGCGACTTCGCGGTAAAGGACGGCGCGATCTTCAACATCAACAAAGAGGACTACTTCGATGTCGGGAATCTCGCAGTTAAATCCCTCAACCAGTCCGTCCACCTGACGATCAACCGCGACGAATCGGCCTACCGGCGCGACTGGGTGAACCTGCTCTGGCTGTGCTTTGGCGCCAAGGGCTTGGCCGCGCTGACCTTCTGGCTCGGGACGCTGTTCGCCGAGCAGATCCGCGCGACACAGAAATCGTATCCGTTCCTCGAGGTGGTCGGCGAAGGCGGCTCGGGTAAATCGACCTTGATCGAGTTCCTCTGGAAGCTGTTCGGCCGCAGTGACTACGAAGGTTTCGACCCATCGAAGTCTTCCCTGGCGGCTCGGGCGCGGAACTTCGCTCAGGTTTCCGGCCTGCCGGTCGTACTGATCGAGTCCGACCGCGAACGCATCGGCGAGGACAAGACACACGTTAAGTCTTTCGATTGGGATGAGCTCAAGACCGCCTACAACGGCCGCAGCGTGCGCGCGCGCGGCGTGGCCACGGGTGGCAACGAGACCTACGAGCCCCCCTTTCGTGGCGCGATCGTCATCAGCCAGAACAACGAGGTCAACGCGTCAAATCCAATTCTGCAGCGGATTGTCCATCTCACTTTCGACAAATCGACGCATACGCGCGAAAGCTACGCCGCTGCGCGCGAGCTGGAGAGCGTTCCGACCGAACAGGTCTCAGGATTCGTCCTGCAGGCCGCCCGGCGAGAGAAGGCCATCCTGGCGACCGTGGAGGCGCGTATCGCGCACCACGAGCAGTTCCTGTTGGCCCAGCCCCAGGTGAAGTCGACACGGATCGCGAAGAACCACGCGCAGTTGCTGGCGCTGGGCGAGGCGCTGCGCGACCTGGTGGGCCTATCCGTTGAGCAATCCGAAGCCCTCGAAGAGCAGATCGTCACGATGGCTTTTGAGCGCCAGGAGGCGATCAACAGCGATCACCCGATCGTCACCGAGTTCTGGGAAGCCTTCGAATACTTGGACGGTCAGGACCAGCCCGTGCTGAACCATTCCCGCGACGAGAACCTGATCGCGGTCAACCTCAATCACTTCATCCAGGTCGCCACCGACCGCCGGCAGCAGGTACCCCTGCTGCGCGACCTCAAGCGCGTGCTCAAAGCCAGCCGCCGGCACAAATTCCTCGAGATCAAACCAGTCAACAGCGCCATTCGCGGCATCGAGCTGACGAAGGGCTCCACGGTCAAGTGCTGGGTCTTCCAGCGCGGCAAATAACTTTTCACCACCCAAAGGAGATCCACATGGAAAACCAACCCCAAAAGCAGTACGCCATCATCGAACTGTTCGGCCACGCTCGCATTGCAGGCCAGATCAGTGAACAGACCTTCGGAGGCACAACGTTTGTTCGCATCGACGTGCCAGAGATCACGTACTGCGTCTCGGGTCAGAAAGGCGACGAGCGCGCCGTTATCCCGGCCCACACCGTCACCTTCGGACCAGGCTCGATCTACGCGATCAACTGGTGCGATGAGGCCGCCTCCGTATTGGCCGCGCACAGCATTCGCCGCGAACCGCTTTATCTCTACGCCCTCCAGGATGCCCTGCGGCGCATGCCCGAGCAGTCGCGCGCGCCGATTCTTGAGGGCATTGATTCCGACGACATTCCGTATTGAGGTGCCGCCGTGCTGACCTTTATCCAGATCTTGATTTTCCTGACCAGCGTGTCAGCCGTGTACCTGCTGACCGGCCGACCAGCCCAGCACCGCTGGGGTGCTCTGGTAGGGCTGATCGGCCAGCCGCTATGGCTATACGTCACCATCCGCGCGGAAACCTGGGGCATCGTCGCTGTGAGCGCGTGGTTCCTGGTCTGCTACGCGCGCGGTGTCTACCTCGGTTTCTTCCGCGACGCTGCGGCTAAGACTCGCTGATCGGGGGAATCGAATGAAGGATCTGCACAGCAAGAATCCCGGCCAGCGCGCACGCGAGATCCCATCGTTTGGCTTCATCAGGCTTCCCCAAGTCCTAGCAGTCTTTCCGGTCTCGAGGACCACCTGGCTGAACGGTGTCAAGTCGGGGAAATTCCCCAAGCCGGTACGTTTGGGACCGGCTACAGTCGCGTGGCGAGTCGAGGACATTCGTGCCCTGATCGATTCCGTCTCGCAGGCCGGCGGGCAAAGTGGGGGCTCTTCTGGGGGCACCGACCGCACGTGACGAGAGAATTTCCTGATGAAATAATGACTTACGTCGATTTTACGATTCCTCTCTTCGGCACCAAAAGCATTCCAAAGTTTGACCAGCATTGCCCAGAAACCCGCTCAGCGTAAAGCTCTGCGGGTTTTTTGTTGCCCACGGTTGCCCATCGTCACCTAACGATAACCACACTTTTTCGGGGTATGGTTGGGGGTATGGGGTATATTTTTGGGGGTATGGACTTCTGATGGCCCGAAATGCCGAAGCGAATCCTTCCCCTGACCGATGCGGACTGCAGGCAAACCAAGTACGACAAGGAGGGCAGCAACCGTCTTCGTGATGGCGGCGGCCTATATCTGGAACTCCTCCCTTCTGGCGCCAAGAAATGGCGCATGAAGTACAAGCGCCCCGGCACAAAGCAGGAGAACCTGCTGTCCTTCGGCGATTACCTCCCGAACTCCCGCGGCGTCAGCCTGGCTGAAGCCCGAGAAAAGCGGGCCGAAGCCAAGAAACTGCTTGCCAGCGGGATCGATCCGGCCCTGCACCGCGACATGGAGCGGGAGAAAGCCAAAGTCGCTGCCCTCAACACCTTCGAAGCCGTCGCCGAGGACTGGCTCAGCACCAAGCGCAAAGGCTGGAGCGCCAGCCACGACAAGCGCGTGACAGCCATCCTCAAGAACGACATCTACCCACAGATCGGGAAACGGCCGTTCTCAGAGATCAGCGGCCCCCTCATCCTGGCCGTGCTGCGCAAGATCGAGCAACGAGGGGCGCACCACATTGCCCTCAAGGCACTGGAGGCCTGCGGGGGTATTTGCCGGCGCGCGAGTGCAATCGGCGCGGCCGACCGCGACCCGAGCGTCGGGCTACGCGAACACCTGGCCCCCAAACCCCCGACGAAGAACTATCCGCGCGTCACGGAAGCCGAACTCCCTCACCTCTTGGAGTTAGTCAGCGGCTACAAGGGAGCGCCGGAAACGCGCCTGGCCATCAAACTGATGATCCTGACGTTTCTTCGCACCAATGAATTTCGCTGGGGCCGCTGGGATGAGATCGACTGGGAAGCGCAGGAATGGCACGTCCCCGCGGCGAGGATGAAAGGCAGCCTTGAGCAGAAGGCATCGGACGACACCCATGTAGTACCGCTGTGCACCCAGGCCATTGCCATCCTGAAGGAATTGCGCGAGCTGACCGGCCGCTATGCCCTGCTCTTCCCCGGCACCAAAGACCCCGGGAAGGTGCCCATCTCAGCGGAGACCATCAACAAAGCGCTGAAGAGCCTGGGCTTCGAAGGCAAGCAGACTGGCCACGGCTTCCGCGGACTGGCGTCCACCATCCTGAACGAGCGCAGCGGGTTTGATCACCGGGCAATCGAGTTGCAGCTAAGCCATGCGATCGGCAACAAAGTCAGCCGCGCCTACGACCACTCCGAGCGGTTGGAAGAGCGCCATCGGCTTATGCAGTGGTGGGGAAACTATATCGACCAAAAGAGCGGCGCGAATGTGGTGCCTATTCAGCGATCAGCATAAAAGTCCTTTCCCCTACAGTCGTCACTAGCTCGGTCTTCGTCACCGACCAGGGACGACAGCGCATCGCAGCTATGCTCATAGCTTCTTGACCAATTACGCGAATACAACATGCCCTTACTGAGACAGCTCATCCCAGAAGCTGACGCACTTCTGGCCTTGGAGATTCCCGATCTTGCTGGATACATGCTCGAGACGTTGCTGCCGGTGACAAATGACAATCGAGGCAACTGGAATCGGCACAACTTCTGCTTAAACGCGATGCGCGAATATAGCGACAACGGCCAGCAGCGCAACGACATTGGCATAGCCTGCTCGACTGCCTGGTCGTGGCTGGAGGCCAATGGACTGATTTGTCACGCCCCCGAACAAGAACACTGGTACGTACCGACGCGACGCGCAGAACAAATCGGGAATTACCGCGGCATCCGTCAGATGATCAGCCAACGCGAACTGCCGCCCGAATTTCTGCACCCATCGATGCTGGAAAATGTTCGACCGCTTTTCCTGCAAGGCAAGTTCGATACCGCGGTCTTCGAAGCGTTCAAGGCGTTAGAAGTTGCGATCCGTTCGGCCTGCGGTTTCGGTGCAGACCAGATTGGCGTCCAACTGGCAAGCAAGGCCTTCCACCCGGAGAGCGGGCCGCTGACTGATCAAGACCAAGAGAAGGGGGAAAGGGTCGCCCTTATGAATTTGATGACGGGCGCATTGGGAAGCTATAAAAATCCGGTCTCACATCGACATGTTCAACTCGGCGCCGAAGAAGCGCGCGAGATGGTCATGCTGGCGTCGCATTTGCGCAAGATCGTGGATGCACGGGCGGGCAAGCTGTTCGAAACGACGTTCGCAGCGATAGAAGATCAGCCCTCCTAGCACCGCCCCTCGACGTCTGGACAATAGACGGAAATAGAGGGATCGCGAAACCCGCCACCAGCTTGGGTTTGACGGCCATTCTGCGCAACGAATTGCAATAGACAGCATCGCCTAAATTTTCCGTGCGGCAGGAAAACAACGCTTCGTGACACCAATGTCTCTTAGCTTCTGTCCCCAGAAAAAATAGGTGAAGGGACTTGCATCGCGCTCGAAAGGCCGTGCCTAGAATCGCCGCAGGTTGTGAGAGACCAGTCCTCGCTACCCGCACCGCCCGCGCCACTAGACGCGGTCCTCCCACGATTCTCGACCGTGAATGCCGAAGCTGAACACGATCTACACCTCCTCTGGCCCCATCCTCACCACGAAGCAGAGGCCGGCGCGGCGCGCTGCCGCCGCAGCGCATGGCCGTCAAACCCAAGAAGCGGTATCAGAGCGCCAGCAGGTGCCGGCACTTGAAGGCACTCAGCCCCAGACCTTGCCACGCGATGGCTACTCCCGTTTCAAACAGCTTCAGCCCTTCCTGCCGGTCAGCCGCGAAAAGTGGCGGCAGTTGACGCGCGATGGCCGGGCGCCTGCACCGGTCCGTCTGGGCGCTCGATGCACGGTCTGGAAGAACAGCGACGTGCATCAGTGGCTTGCTGACCCGCTGAACTACAAGGCAGTGGACTAGCCTCAGGCAGCAGCTATTGGTCAACGCTTGCAAATACTTGTAAACCGCGGCCAATTAGATATACTGCAGTTGTCTTCGAGACAAAGAAGACCGGGTTTGGCGACCTGAATTACCTACGGCGGACTGCCGCTCTTGCGGCTTTTTTTGTCCGTGCATGCGCTCGCGCGCGCCTCTCCAATGGCGGGCCGGGTGGGGCAGCCTTCGGGCTGGCCGGTTTCCGTAGGTACCGGTTCGCCAACCCCGCCGTCCGGCCCGCCGCCTCACTACTGCGCTCAACAGGCTGCAGGCCTTGTACCCCAAATTGGAGGTTGCAATGCCCAAAGTCACTCAAATCACCGACCCTACCCAACCAGCGGTATCGATGGATATCGATCGCCTGGATCGCATTGAGACGGCCTCGATGCAGTTGCATTCCCTGCTCGCCCCGATCTCGGGCGAACTCTCAAGCCTTGTTGGGAGCAAGCAATGAACCCGCATGCGACGCGCAATGTTGTCAGCCTTGTCGAGTACCGTGCCCAGAGGGCACCAGAGCCTCTGACAACGATCAGCATCAACCTCAACCCCGACGGGACGGTTGGTTACAGCCACAGCAATCTTCGAGACGAGGATGCATTCAGAGCTTTGGTCGGTTGTTACTGCTTGATGGGCCAATTCATGAAGCAACTCAGGGACAAGCTGGAAATCGAAGCCTGAGCAATCCATCTGAAGACCACGCTCTTGAAACACACAACATAACCCGCGATTCGCGCTCCCCCATTGCCGGGCGCGCCTTTCTCTTGGAGCTGACCATGAGGCTCGAGCAATTTCATACTCGCGATAGGTCCTATGGGGCCTGGCATCGGGCGCCGTCTATCCAACGTTTCATCGCGCCGAACGAGGCAGAAGCGCTGACGATGGTGGACCTGGACTCTGTCGTGTTCACCGAGTATGAGGATCGCGGGAAAGTGCCGCTGGTGCTAGTGGAAGTTGCCCGAGATATCGGCCAGGACAAGCCGGCGGGTGTGCTCCAGGGCCTGGCACGGCTGGCCGATGTGCCCGCATACGTCGCCCTCTACACCCCATCCGACCTACCAAACCCCGCGAATCCGAACTGGTCGGACATCGATCATTTTCGAGTTCGAAGACTATGGCCACACCCTGAGCATCGCTGGCGGGAACTCACTCCGACGGAATGGGCGCGAGCACTGCTGCAGATTCGTGGGTGGCAACTCCAGCGATTCGCCCAGCGCAGCGCAGCCAACGATGACCACTACTAGGAAACGACATGGAACAGTCAAACGAAGCAGTGAGACCATCGGCGTCTACCCTCCGATGGCTCGGCGACAACATCTCCTTCGATGCCAGCAGGCCAGCCACAATCGAATTCGAGGACGCCAATGGCAAGCCTTTGTACCTGAGCCTTGCTGAAGCATTGGCACGCGCCGAGGAGGTCGACAACTACGGCCTGGGCCGGATCGTCGCCGGCGCCGGCTTCGCCGCCGAGCGCGGCTACCTGTGCACGGCCGACGCCGAATCGTGGCGACGCTGGCGGTTACACGCGCGCAACTAGGTAGCCAAGCAACGAGGAATGCCGGCGGAATGCCGGCTTCCACAAGGAAGGACCATGAGTGAGACCAGTGACCAGAAGCCGCGAGCCGACACCGCCGAGAGCAATGGCGAATCACCTTACGACCAATATCTCAGGGCGAAGGAGAAACGCCTGGAGACCGGCGCCTTCTCCCGTGACATTGTCCGTACGATGCAGCAAGCCTTTGCGCGCGCGCTCAAGTCAGGCGAGCCCATACCGGAAGAAATGCTGGTCGAGCTCCGCTTTGCCTTCGAGGACCTTTGCACCGGGATCAAGCCCGATCTCTTCTCTGTCATCGCGGCGGGCGGCGCAGAGCCTCCGATTGCTAAATACCTGCAACAGGATGGCCTGCGGTATATCGAGTGGGCGCAAGACGGGCGCATCGACGACGCCACACCGGTAGCGACCGTCGCAAAGGCCTATGGCGTCACCCAGAAAACGGTTCGTAAGTGGCGACAGAAGCAGCAGGAAGACGGAATCGCATTGCCAAAACTCGTGTTCGACAACGCCGAGCATGTGCGCCGGATGCTAAAGATCGCATCGGACCAGTACAAGGCGCGGATACCCAAGCGAGGCCGACAACCCACCTGACGAACTCTAGTCGCCCATATTAAGTTCCCTGCCAACAGCCAAGAATGCTTCCACCGCCAACAAACTACGGCAAGTGAGGAAGCAAGATGGCAAAGAAGAAAGACCAGAGCCAAACCCCCACCATCCTTCCCAAGGACGGGGTCTCGCGGTTCGGACAGATCGCTCCCTTCATCCCGTTCTCCCGGGAAACCTGGCGAAAGCTCGTGCAGGCTGGCAAGGCACCGCAGCCAATCAAAATGGGCGACCGCTGCACTGTCTATCGCAATGCGGAAGTGCATGCTTGGCTCGCTGATCCGGTGAACTACCGCGCCGCCCAGTGAGGTCGGCCATGAACGCGATCTCGACCAGCGCCAGCCGGCATCAGCCCGGCCAGCGCTCGCCCCAAGCTCAATCCACCCCTCGCCGCTTCGGTGGCCCAGGGTGGCCACCGGTACGTCGTACGCAAATCCGCGGCGAATGGCGGGTCACCAAGGACATGATCTGGCCGGCAGTCGTCTGGAACGACGGGTACTGCTGGGCCTACTTCCACGATCTCACTCCGGACACCCTGCAGTGGGTGATGGACATGCTGCGCGAAGCCGAGTTTGACCGGCATCCGCCGGGCATTGTCAGGTGGGGAGGGGAATGATGGCGACTACTTCCGAACAGCAAGCAGCACCGCGCGCTCGCTATCGCAAGATTGAAGTGCGAATGTGGGGCGATGAGAAATTCCGCGCGCTGAGCCCGTTGCAGCCGTCCGCCCAGGCGCTGTGGGTCTTCCTCCTGACTGGCCCACACACGGGCCCCATCCCGGGTTTGTTCCGCGCCGGACGCGCCGCGCTCGCCGAGGAACTGGATTGGCCGGTGGAAGCCTTCGACGAAGCCTTCCGGGAAGTCTTTCGGGAAGGCATGGCGAAAGCCGACTGGAAGGCCAAAGTTGTGTGGATCCCAAACGCCCTGAAATGCAATAAGCCCGAGTCGCCAAACGTGGTGAAGTCGTGGGCTTCGGAATGGTCACAAATCCCGGAATGCGCACTCAAGCGAGAGGCCTTTGAATCCCTGAAAGCCAATACCTGCGCGCTTTCCGAGGCTTTCGGGAAGGCTTTCGCTGAGGCTTTCGGTATGGCTTCCGGAAAGGCTAGCGGGAAGGCATGCGGTAATCAGGAACAGGAACAGGAACAGGAACAGGAACAGGACAACTCTGGCGACCCTGCCGGGTCACCTGCCGGCAGCAAGACTGCCAGCCTGCAGAAGCCGGCATGCCCTCATTCCGAAATCGTGGAGCTATACCACGAGATTCTGCCGATGTGCCCAAGCATCCGTGACTGGACGAAAGCACGGCAAACCAACCTGCGCGCGCGTTGGAACGAAGAAGCCAAGCGCCAGAACCTCGACTATTGGCAGCGGTTTTTCACCTACATCGCAGAGTCCGACTTTCTCACCGGCAGGTCCAAGACCCAGGAGGGGCGCAAACCCTTCGTTGCCAGCCTGGACTGGATCGTCAAGCCCGAGAACTTCACGAAGATCCGTGAGGGGCGCTATCACCACGAGGACGCTTCAGCATGACCACACCAGACGATTTCCCGCAGACGAGGGCGCTGTACAGCCTGGAAGCCGAGCAGGCAGTCCTTGGGGGCCTTCTGCTCGACAACAACGCCGTGGACCGCATCAACGGCCTGGAGCCGGCGCACTTCTACCGCGACGACCACCGCGAGGTCTTCGGAGCGATCTACCGCCTGGTGGTTGCCAATCGACCTGCCGACATCGTGACGGTGTTCGAGATGCTTCAGTCGCAGGGCAAGGCCGAGCGCGTTGGCGGGCTGGGCTATCTAACCGAACTGGCTCACCGCACTCCCAGCACCGCGAACATTGCCCGATATGCAGAGAGCGTGCGCGAGCGCGCCCTGCTCCGCGAGACGCTGGCAGTGGCGCGGAAGGTGCAGGAAATGGTCGAGACGCCGGGGCCGATGAAGGGCCCCGAGATCCTCGATCGCGCACAGGGCATGCTGGCCAAACTGGCCCAGATCGGCGTGCGCAAGGAGCCGAAGATGCTTCGCGAGCTGCTGGCCGAGTTTTGCGACACCGTGGACGCCCGAGCGCACGGCTCCGGGGAAATGGCAATCCGGACGGGTTTGGAACCGATGGACAAGGCTCTGAACGGTGGCCTGCGCCGCGGCAATCTGGTGATCGTCGCCGGTCGACCGTCGATGGGTAAGACTGCCCTGACCACTGACATTGGGCTGAATATCGCCTCCAGCCACAGCGTCCTGCTCCTGTCGATGGAGATGTCAGACCAAGAGATCGTCGCGCGCGCCGTCGCAAACCGTGGCGGGCCGTCGCTGGCCAAGCTACTCGGCCAGCTCGATCCGGGCGATACGGCTGCCTGGCAGCGGTTCACCCAATCGGTGCAGCACGTCGACGGCCTCAACTTCGCAGTGGACGACTCGCCAGCCCTGACGCTGCTCGAGGTGCGCATGAAGGCCAAGGCCCACCAGCGCAAGCACGGCCTGGACATGCTGATTGTCGACTACCTCGGCCTGATGACTGGCGGCGAAGAAAAGATGCGCACCCAGCAGATCGGCGCCTACTCGCGCGGCCTGAAGGCGCTGGCGAAAGAGCTGAACGTCCCTGTGGTGGCTCTGGTGTTGACGGCGGTGTAAAAGCGACAGTAAATGGCGGCGTATGGTTGGGTCAGAAGGTCAACAGCAAGGGGCCGCATGCGGCCCCTTGCTGTTTGGGTTGGATGGTGCAGGCTAGAACGGATCGTCGAGGCTTTTCTCGGGGGGCGAGCGCTGCTCACGCAGCAGGTCATGCAGTGCGAGCTGGTAGTGCGCGCAGATTCGCTCGCGTAGATCGTCGATGAGTTCGACGACGGCGAGGGCCTGTTCTGGGGACCAGTTGTCTGGGATCAGGAAGTCCAGCCCGTTGGTGATTCCTGAAGGCAGGTGCAGATGCGTCATGATGGCTTTTTCTCCGCCCGGGCCACGCTGCGTTTCTTTGCTCGCTGATCGGCCCGCTCACGCGCTTCCTTGACGCGATACGACTCGCCCTCGATCGCGATGACTTCGGCACGATGCACCAGTCGGTCAACCAGCGAGACGACGCAGGCGGCGTTCGGGAACACCTCCGACCATTCGGCGAATGGTCTGTTTGTTGTAACCACCGTACTGGTGGCGCCATATCGGCGACTGATGAGCTCGAACAGCAGATCGGCATGTCGGTTCGAGTACGACAGGTAGCCGACCTCGTCGATGACCAGAACGTCCGGCGAGGCATAGCGGTGCAGGCGTCGACGCAAGGCCGAATCGCTGTCGAGGGCGGCCAGCTCGCCGAGCATCTGGCCGGCGGTGGTGAACAGCGCTGTGTGCCCTTGGACGAGCGCCTGATAGGCCAGATTCAGCGCCAGGGTCGATTTGCCGACGCCGTTCGGGCCGATCAGCACGACGTTGGCCGAGTCCTTGACGAACTCCAGCGACATCAATTCTTCGACGGCGGCCCGGTCGCAGCGCGTCGGCCAGGCCCAGTCGAAGTCGCACAAGGGCTTGAAGTTGCCCAGTCGGGCATCCCGGATGCGTCGCTCCAGCGAGCGGCGCGAGCGCTCCTCTTCTTCCCATTGCAGCAGCGGCGCCACCCAGCCGGCGTCGGCGACCTCCGGCCAGTGTGCCAGTAGCCCATGCAGGCGCAAGGCGTTCGCACGGCTTTGCAGGTTCTCAGGCGTGTTCATTGGCATCTCCCGTGAGCTGATCGTAGATGTCGAGGCGGTGGGGTATCACCAGCTTGTCCTTGTGCCGGACGTGTTCAGGTAGATGGATACCCACGGGCGGCGGTGCCTGGCGCGCCTCGCGCCGGCGCTCCAGCGCCAGGCGCACCGGATTCTGGTGAGGCGCCGCATCGCTGGCGAGGATTTCCTCGATCGCCGCTTGCAATTCAGCGGCGCCATAGCGGTCGAGCAGCCGCAGCAGGTGGGTGGTGATGTTGCCCAGATTGCCGCCCCGTTCCGCTGCGCGCTGCAGCAGCGCCTGGCTGGCCGGCGCCGCCCGAGCCAGATGGTCAAGTCCGCGATGGTGGCGGGCTTCGCGTTTGCGTTCGACCAAGGCATTGATGTGCGCGGCAATCTCTATCTGCGCGCCGCGATCGTAACTGCGCTCATGAGTGGCGAGCAGTTCCGTGCCATCGAGGATGCGTACCTGCCGGGGACTGGCCCGCACCGTGAGCGTGCGTCGCACATGCGTATGCGGGATCGTGTAGTCATTCAGATCGAAGCGCACATACGGTGTCTTGCCGACCTTGACAGCCAGTTGCAGTTCGCATGGATAGGGATTCTCCGGCAAGGCGAGCAGGCTGGGCTGCTCGCGGGAGAACGCCTCGCGTACGCTGATCGTCGGTTCTTCCCGGCAGGGACGATCGGCCGCAAGTCCCGCACACCAATGGGCGGCTTGGGCGTTGAGCTCATCGAGGTCGGTCACGGTGCGTCCGGCGAAGAAGCTCTCGCGTACATAGCGGATGGCGCGCTCGACGCGCCCCTTCTCGTTGCCACGGGCGACGGCAACCGGCCGGGGCTCGTAGCGGTGATGCGCCGCGAACGCGAGCAGTGTCGGATGGAAACGGATCGCATCGCCCTGGCGTTCCAGCACGGCACTCTTCAGGTTGTCGTAGAGCAGGACCCTGGGAAGGCCGGACCAGGCTTCGAAGGCACCGGCATGGCCGGCCAGGAAGCTGTCCATGCGTGCATCAAGGTAGAAGCGCAGATAGATCTGCCGCGACCATGACAGCACCATCACGAAGGCCATCAGCGGCCGGCGTGCGCGGCCGATCTGCAGATGGCCGAAGTGACCCCAATCGACTTGCCCTTGTTCGCCCGGCAAGGTACGCAGACGCAGATAGGCTTCCGGCTGTGGGCGCGGCCGGTGCAGCGCGATCATGTGCCGGAAGTGGTGCTGGCTCCCGCGGTAGCCGCGTTCGGTCACCATCGCATACAGGCGGCTGGCCGTGAGCGACGGGAACTTCTTCAACGTCTCATGGATGAATGGCAGGTAGGCGTCGATCTGCGACGGCCGCTGCACGCTGCCAATCCTGGGCAGGCCGGCCTGCGCCAGCACACGCTGGACGGTGTCGCGGTGCACATGCAACTGGCGCGCGATGGTGCCGGCGCGCCATTTCTCGACGTGGTAGTAACGCAGGATCTGGGCTTCAAGTTCTACTCCAATGGTCATGGGTCGTGTCCTGTGCGGTCAGTCGTACGAACATCACGGAAGACCCGACGACGCAGTGGTCCGAGGCGGACAAAGCCCGAATATGTGCAACGGCAGAAGTGGCAATGCTCAGGCACCGGTGTTGAGGCGCCAGCGGGCGCCGGTGCTCTGGCCGGCGTCGTCAAGGTCAGCGGCAGTAGAGCATCGGCGGCCTGCGCGGCGGAACCCTGATGCGTCACTTTCTTTTGGCGACAGCGGTAGCGGCGCATCCGCTCCGCGTGCGCCAAGCGGCCGCGGCGGCTGCGTTGATAGCGCTGAGCGGCCTCGCGCAGGCTGGCGCGACGCGCTGCTTGCGAGCAGCCGCCATTGCAGTAGATCTGACCGCGGTCGCAGCGGCGGCAAACAACGACCTGCGCCCGGCAATGGGCGCACACAAAGAGGCGGCCCGTGGCCGGCATCGGCGATCCCCCAGTCATGCCGAAACGGCCTCGACGGGATGGACGAGCCGTGCCATACTGGCTCGGCACGCGCGCCCTTGGCACGAGTGGGGCACGACATCGGGATGAACTTGGCGGTTTGGACCGGTGTCGTGCCTGTTTCTTTTCGGCGGTAAAGCCAACCTTTTTACCGCATCCCCACTGCGACGTCACCACCTTGCGGAATGCCCATCACCGGGCGCGTCTGCACTCGCCCTACGGGCTCGCTCCGACGCGCCCGGTGGCCACCTTCAATATCGAATCAGAAGACCTCGAGACAATCCTGCAATGCAGGAGTTGCTCCGCATCTTTAAGCCGCGCCGCCGTTTAGTGCCGGTTTTAGACAGCCATTCACATCTGGCGCAGCTCAGCCGCAAGAACGAAGACCGCCCAGACCGCAAGCCGATCCTGTCCGACCTGCGCGACTCGGGCGACATAGAGCAAGACGCGGACGTGGTGATGTTCGTGCACCGGCCGGAGATGTACGAACCGAACAAGGCGGATCTGAAAGGGTATGCCGAGGTGCTGATCCGCAAGCAGCGCAACGGCGCACTCGGCGACATCCCGCTGCGCTACCGCGGTTCCGTGACCAGGTTCGAGCCGTGGACCGGACCTACGCCCATCGCTCACGGCGGAAGCCCCGCTCGCCGGCGCGGCATCGCCGCCGAACTCTGACAAATCCGATACTGGATGAACCGATGATCCGCCCCGCAACGCTCGAAGATCTTTCCGCAGTGCTGGCGCTTGGCGAAATGCTGCATGCCGAGTCGCCGCGTTGGTCCCGACTGTCGTTCAACCGAACCAAGGTCCTTACCCTGATGCAGTACCTCGTAGATAGCCCTGACGGCCTCCTGCTCGTAGCTGAGAGTAATGGCGAGGTCCTTGGTGGCATCGCCGCCCTTTCCTTTTCCCACTGGTCGAGCGATGACCTGGTTGCAGAGGAAATCAGTTTCTTCCTGCACCCCAAGATCCGGGGGAGCTTTGCTGCCACCCGCCTCATCTGCGCGATGCAGGCATGGGCCCGAATCCGCGGCGCCAAATCGCTCATCGTGGGCGCCTCCACTGGGATTTCTACCGAAGACACCGCACGCCTGTATGAGCGCTTGGGCTTTCGGCGATGTGCCATCGGCCTCGAAGTCACTTTCCAACATTGAAAAGGAGCAATAGATGGGTTTCGATCCTCTGACCATCGGTATCGGGCTGGCAGCCGCCGGCTCCGTACTTGGTGCTGGCGCGGCCATCGTCCAAGGCCGGCAGCAAAAAGCGCAAGCAGAAACGCAAGCGGAATTGACGCGACGCGACGCGGCGCAGCAGCAGGATGCAGCGCTCGCGCAGGCCGAGAAGATCCGCCGCGCTGGCAGGCAGCAGCAGGCCGAGACCACAGCCAACCTTGCGGCATCCGGTGTCTCCATCGGCGCCGGCACGCCGCTGCGTATCAGCAACGAGATCTACCGCACGTCGGAGCAGGACGCCTATCAGACGATCCTGAGCGGCCGGCGCGCGCAGACAGCGGGGGATATTCAGGCCGGCATGCTCAACGCCTCAGGAAACAACGCGATGACCACCGGCATGCTGAGCGCGGGTGGCTCTCTGCTGAGCGGCGCGGCGTCTGCCTACAAGTCGGGCTGGCGCACTAAGGGCGCGCCGGTGACTGACCTCAGCACATATTCGGGGATCCGCCAATGAAGATCAGCCTCGGGAACTTCGGGAATGCCGTCGCGCGGCCGGGGCCGCAGCCGGATGTTCCGGCCGGCGCCTTTGGCGTGGGCATTGCGCAGGCTGCTGGCCGGATCGGCGAGGGCATTGCCGACGTCGGCCGCACCATCCAGGCGAACGACGAGGCCAAGCGCCGCGCCGACGCCGCGGTGTCGCTGGCGCAGCTGGACAACGAGGTGCGCGACCTGCACGACACCATCGGGCGAGACGTCGAGGCCGGAAAGATCAAGGCCGGCGACGCGATCACCACCTACCGCGACCAGGTCGGCAAGCTGCAGAACGACCGGCTCGGCCAGATGGACGCCGACACCCGCCGGCTGATCGAGGCCAACGTCATCCGCACCACCGGCGCCATGGAGCGCAACCTGCAGGGGGTGGTGGTCAAGCGCCAGCAGTCGGAGATCGGCGCGAGCCTGGGCCAGTTGGGCGAGCAGTTCCAGCGCAACGCGATGCGCGACCTGCCGGGGTCGATCGCCACCTACCATGGCGCCGTCGATGAGCTGGGCCCGCAAGCAGGCTGGTCGCCGGAGCAGATCACCAAGGCGAAGCAGGCATTCACCGAGGGCGCGACCTTCAACTTCGCCAATGCCACGCTGGAGGGTGCCGCGCAGTCTGGCAATGTCGACCTGATCAAGGCCGCCATGGGCAAGATCAGCGGGCCGGAGGGCGAGGCCATCGACCCGGCCAAGCGCACCGCTCTGATGACCAAGGGCTACGGCTACATCAACGGCATCGAGGCGGCGAACGTGCGCGCGGCCGAGAAGGCAGAGCGCGAGCAGCTGGCGCGCGAGAATCAGGCGGTGGACGCCTACAACAAGGTCTTCGACCTGTCGGCGCAGGGCCGCTATCTGTCGCAGGAGGCCATCAACGACCTGGCCGTCGCTACCGCGGGCACCGCCATGGCCGGGCCGGCGCAGGAACTGGTGAAGTCGCAGGCGAAGGTGGCCGGCTTCGCCAGCATGTCGCTGCCGCAGCAGCAGGCAGAGCTGGAGCGCCAGCGCGCCGCCGGCTCCGACCCGAAGATCGGTGTTACCCCGGTCCAGCAGCAGGTCTACAAGCAGATGGACAGCATCTACACCGCCGGGGTGCGCGCCTACAAGGAGAATCCGTGGCAGGCGGCGCAGGAGCGCGGCGTGATCCGCGATGCTCCCACCATCACCCTGAACACCGTGCAGGACGCGCAGAACGTCATCGGCCAGCGTATGGCTCAGATCGGACAGGTCGAGGTGGCCGCCGGACGCAAGATCAGCCCGCTGCAGCCCGAGGAAGCCCAGACCATCGGCCGCCTGGTGCGCGCGCTGCCGCCGGAGCAGCAGGCCAGCGCACTGGCCGGGTTCGGCAACGGCTCTGGCGCCGCCGACCGCGCTCATGAGCCGCTGGCCCAGCCATCCAACGTCATCCCATTCCGTGCCGAGGAGGAGTAACCCTATGGACAAGGCTCGGCTGCGCAAATACGAAGCGGACCGCAAGGAAGCCGGATTCCGTGAGATTCGGCCGTGTGTGCACGAGGACTTCCTTGCGAAGATCAAGGAATTGCGGCGGCCAGGAGAATGCATGGGCCGCACGCTCGAGCGGTTGATCCTCGGCGAGGCGGTACCGCGCCCGCCCTTCTGGACACCGGAGGAAGCGGCCCAAAGGGCTGCGAAGAAAGCCGCAAAGCCTCCCAGGACGAATGCTGTCAAAGCAGAGAAGCCACCGTTCGGAGGCTTCCGCCATGCTGAAGTTGCGGCGGCAATCGCCCGCCTGAAACAGGTCGAGTAGCCCCCATATCGCGTGCGCGTGCGAAATACACGCGCGCACGCGAGGAAATGCACGTGGCCTAGTGGGATATTTTCAGAAAGGGCTTGGCTCGCCTCTTCAATTCGTCACCTTGAGCAAGGAACCACTGACGAAGCCGCTTTCGTTCCTCGCTTTGCTGGGCCTTCGCTTCCGGCTTCCCGTACAAGGCTTCACTTGGCGCCAGAAGAGACGCAAGAACGGACGCGTTGCTGTACAGCGATTCGAGATATTCGGCAAAATCCTCGTCAAATAGCCACACAGCAAGCCTCGTATCGTCCAGGAACTTGAACATGGCTTCGTCCGTCGGCCTCGCTTGCGCTATCACATGACCGATGAGAGTGCCGGCGGCCTCGTACACAGCCAAGCGGCGCTCAAAGCGATCCAATTTCAGCTTGTTCCGATTGGTCTCCCACTGCTTCCAGGCTATGTAGCCGGCGATGAGACCGATCACCAGCGTCGCCACGGCGGCGAACAGTGGAGCAAGCGCCTTCACGACCTCCAGCCAATAGGGCAAAACTGGCCCGTTCGGGCTCGACGCGGCGTCGGTCAGGCGATAGGCAGTCTGGGAAAGGATCGGGGCGCAAAATTGCTCCCAGGCGGGACTCTCAATCATGGGCAATCGGCAAGGCTGGTGCGAGGCGAGAATTATGCCTTTGCCAGGCGCTGAAGCACCGCGGCGTGCATCGCGGAGCGCACCGTCACAAACCCATCTTCGCGAAGCCTCGTTGGCCGGGCCCGCTCCGAATTTATCCGCGCCGCCGAAAACTCCATCCGCATCATCGGTAGATCTGCCCGGTTCTTCCCAGTGACCTGGGACCAGAAGGCAATCATGCGTTCGCCGTCCGGGTGCCGCGGTTGTGCGCCGTGGTTCTTCCAGCCAAGGAACGTGCTGCGACTCACGTTTGAGCCTGCGGCGATCTTGCTCGTGCTCTGGCCGGCGCGCTGCAATTGAATGAGCAACGCGTGCCAGTCCACCACCAATTCAGCGCTTTGCATCGCCGTCTCCCCGAGCCAACTGCCGGCTTTATATCAAAAAGGCGAGGACACGGGTACGACCTTATTACCATTGGTCATGACTTCAGCACCGCGCACGCCGTCTCCGGGTTTCGCCAACGTTGCCCACTGCCGCCTACAATGAGCAGCAATGTGACGCCAAGAGGGGCAAAGGCATGAGTTTCATGACCGCGATCTTTCGCTATTTCGACCGCCGGACGGACCGCGCGCATGCTGCGCAGCTCGAGTCGTTCCTCGGCGGGCTGGCCCGGATGACAGACGAAGAGATTGCCGAGCTCGTCGTCTTCGCGACGCACGTCCGCCACGGGTTAGAGGCGGCGGGGACAACGGTGCTCGACCCGTTCACCCTGATGGTCAAGAAGCCTGGCGCCGAAACCCAACTGACGGCGCTGGCCATCAATCTGCAGAGGCAGGGCAACACCACGGCCTATGCGGCCACGGCGGTCTGGGTGCATTCGCTTCGCGCTGCCAACCGTCAAACCCTGCGGCCGCTGGTAGCGCAGATGTGGCGAGAGTTGCGCCGTGGCTTCCCCCTCGTCGCCCAAGCCAGAGACAGCATTCGCGCTCGGGTCGGCACCGAGGTGGAGATATCCGACGCAACAGCGCTGCCGCTTGGCCTCGCGGCCTGATTCTGGTGCTCCCTTTGGGGGTACTGAAAAAGTTTGGGGGTATGCAAGGTGGTACGAATCCCGCAGATTTGGACCGAGGCCATGCTGGTAGCCGATTAGGAGGAAGTTTCCGATTCCTCTCTTCACCACAAGAATTCCAGGGCCCAGCCCGCACAAACCCGGACAGCGTCACGCTCTCCGGGTTTTTTGTTGCCTGCGGTCTTGCGATGACGGCGGTGTGCAGGGGGGCAGCGGCAATGCCACTGGCTGGCGCCCCAGCCGTTGCGCCCACCAGTAGCGGAAGGGGTGATCCAGATCGGGATAGAGCACCGGCTGGCTGAAGCAGCCGGCACGCTTCATCAGGAGATAGGCGGCAAGCATGGCCGCCCAGAAAGCTAGCAGTTCCACGATCACGGCCGCCGCGGATGTCGGGGTGGCCGTTTTCATTATAGGTAGCCGCTGCGGCATGGGGCCGATGGCGCACCCCGTGGATACCCTAGGCGCCGGGCATCGCTCAGTACACCTCCGGCACGATCATTTCCTTCGGCACCGGCTGGCGCACGTAGTCCTCATGGCGCTCGCGGCCGGGCAGCACCACCGTGGGGGTTTCCACTTCGGCATACGGCACCAGGCTCAGCAAGTGATGGATGCAGTTCAGCCGCGCGCGCTTCTTGTCGTCGGCCTGCACCACCCACCACGGCGCCTCCGGGATATGGGTTCGCTCGAGCATGATTTCCTTGGCGCGCGTGTAGTCTTCCCAGCGGCGCTGCGATTCCAGGTCCATCGGGCTGAGCTTCCACTGCTTGAGCGGGTCATGGATGCGGCTGAGGAAGCGCAGGCGCTGCTCGTCGTGCGTGATCGAGAACCAGTACTTGATCACCTGGATGCCGGAACGCACCAGCATCTTCTCGAATTCGGGCACCGAGCGGAAGAACTCTTCGTACTGGTCGTCGGTACAGAAGCCCATCACGCGCTCGACGCCGGCGCGGTTGTACCAGCTGCGGTCGAACAGCACGATCTCGCCGGCGGCGGGCAGGTGCGCGACGTAGCGCTGGAAGTACCACTGGGTGCGTTCGCGGTCGTTGGGCGCGGGCAGCGCAGCGACGCGGCAGACGCGCGGGTTCAGCCGCTGGGTGATGCGCTTGATCACGCCGCCCTTGCCGGCGGCGTCGCGCCCCTCGAACAGGATCACGACCTTGTGCCCGGTGGCGGCGACCCAGCTTTGCAGCCGCACCAGTTCGCCCTGCAGCCGGAACAGCTCGCGGAAATATTTCCGGCGGCTGTCCTGCTCGGCCTGGTCGTCGAGGTGCACGGGATCGCCAAAGGCTTCGCTGGCCTCGCGGTCGTCCAGTTCCAGTTCGATCTCTTCGTCGTAGTAGTCGGCCACTTCGTTGTGGATGCGCCGCACCAGCTCTGCTTCACCCGGTCTCATCTGCTTGCTCTCCCTATGGATACAACGCGGTCGCGGCGATGCTGGCATGGCCGTATTGCAGCCGCGTGAAGGCGGAGCAGGTTGCCCTGCCCCGCCCCGCGCGTGATACGCCTTTCAGCCCGCGGGATTGATGTTGTGGTTATGGCGGAACAGGTTGTCGGGATCGTAGTGCCGCTTCACTTCCACCAGCCGCTCGTAGTTGGGCCCATAGGCGGCACCGACGCGGTCGACTTCCTCTTGCGTCAGGAAGTTGACATAGACGCTGCCGAGCGCGTACGGCGCCGCCGCGCGGAACACCTCGCGCGCCCAGCCGATGCAGCGGTCGTCGTCCGCGGGGCTGTCCCAGCGCCCGTGCAGGTTCATGATGAACTTGGCGTCGCGGTTGGCGTAGGCGGTCGCGTCGGGCGCGACGCGGTTGGTCTGCCCGCCCATCGCGCCGATAAAGACCTCGCATTGCGGCGACGGCAGCTTGCCGATCTGCTCGATCAGCATCGTGATCAGCCCATCGTCGAGGCCCGCGAAGTTATGCGACTTCCAGTAGTTGCGCGCGCCCGGCGTCAGCAGCGGATCGAAGGCCTGCTGCCACGCGGTCAGCGGCATCGGCCCCAGGTGCTCGCCATAGGGCGTACCGAGCTGGCGCAAGGGCTCGACCAGCTGCGGCCCCTGCTCAGGCGGACCGATATAGCAGATCGCCAGCGCCGCCACCGGCTTGCCGTGCGCCTCGGGCGGCAGGAACGGCAGCGGCGGCGCCTGGCGCAGCACCACCCATACCGTCAGCTCGTCGGGCATCGATTCATACAGCTCGCGATAGGCCGGCAGCACGCTCGCGGCCTGTTCCAGCGGATAGACGATCAGTCCGCCATAGACCTGCGGACCCACCGGATGCAGCCGGAACTCGAACATCGTCACCACGCCGAAGTTGCCGCCGCCGCCGCGCAGGGCCCAGAACAGGTCGGCGTTCTCGTCGCTGCTGGCGCGCACCAGCTTGCCGTCGGCGGTGACGACCTGCGCCGACACCAGGTTGTCGACCGTGGTGCCGAACTTGCGGCTGAGCCAGCCGAAGCCGCCGCCCAGCGTCAGCCCGGCCACGCCGGTGGTGGAGTTGATGCCGAGCGGCGTGGCCAGGCCCTGCGCCTGCGCTTCGTGGTCGAAGTCGCGCAGCGTGGCGCCCGGCTCTACCCACGCGCGTTGCGCGTGGGGATCGATGCGCACCGAGCGCATCGGCGACAGGTCCAGCACCATGCCGCCCTCGCAGATCGCCAGTCCGCCGATGTTGTGGCCGCCGCCGCGTACCGACAGCAGCACGCCGTGCTCGCGCGCGAAGTTCACCGCCGCCGCAACGTCGGCCGCGCCCGCGGCCTGCACGATCCACTGCGGATGGCGGTCGATCATCGCGTTCCAGATCCGGCGCGCGTCGTCATAGCCGTCGTCGCCCGGCTGCAGCAAGCGCCCGCGCAGCTGCGCCTTGAGTGCTTCAATATGTTCCTGCGATGGCTGGGCCAT